AACCAGTTAAGATTTGCATTAGATGCGGAGAACTCAGATCATTACAGAGATGATATGGATATTATTCCTGCTATTAATGCTGCTATTAAATGGTTGACATCAGTTGTTAATTCTGCGTATGGCCAGGACAAAATAGGCGAAGAATTTTTTAGAGAATTATCAACCTCTGGGGTGTTTCGTACAAGTGACACCTCAAGGGTTTCTCTAGCTATATTTCCATCGGAGGTATGGTCGATATTAGCGGTTTATCCAAAACCAGTTACAAGGAAGATAACAGGTGTTCCTGCTCCTATTACTCCAGATAATACGAGAAGCTATTTTTTAAATGATAAACTTCATTTAACTGCTGAGACTTCTTGTAAAAGATTAAACTTAGAAGAGTGGGCTACCAACTATGGTAATCCATTTGAAGCAGGTTATCAAGGCAATCAAATATGTGATGATTTAAAGTTATACGCTTATTTGACACCAATTAATTATCAGCAAACATCTACTGCTTACAAGACTCAAGAGCTAGAGATTAGACCTTCAATTGTAAATCAAGAAGTTACTATATTTTGGGCTAAGAAGCCTGCACAAATTGTTACATTAAATGATGAGATTAATTTCCCTCATAGTGTGTTTCAATTATTATTCGATAAAGCATTGAACTACATTGCTTACAAACAAGGAGACCAGACTAACTTATTTGGAGTTACTTCTCAAGATATTAATCAATTATTAAACGTATTGTAAGATGACGTATAGATATGTAGTTTACGACCTTCAGAAGAACTTTAATGCAACATTTGATGATGCTGACTTTACCTTCAATCAGATATTGTATTGGGTAATGGTTGTAGCAAATAGATTGAGAGTTCAGCAGACAATGGCTACTAACTCTGATTTATTTACTTCTACATTTGATGATATACCTGTACTTACAGATACTAAAGGAAGAAAGTATATTGATTTACCAGTTCAGATAATGGACTTACAAAATAACGCTGGTATAGTATATGTAACTTATAACGAGGAAACATGTAATTGTGCTGGTCCTGCATTCGCTCAGATATGGTTTCAAGGAGTTAACGTAGGCAATGTTCAACACCTGTATCTAGATGAATACACGAAGCCTAGCGCAAAGAATCCGTATTACTATAGGATAGGTCACAAAGTTGATGGATCAGGCGTTAATAGGCTTTATTTGTTAGGTGTAGAGTGCATACCTGTAGTGTCTGTAGAGATAGCTGTTAAGTCTAGCTTAGATCCTAAGACGTTATGCGATATAGATGAGGACATTCCATTGCCAGATGAGATGATTCAAGAACTTATTATGCAGGTTCTTCAATTAGGTAGATTTATTATGTTGATGCCTAAAGAGGTAACTAACGAAGGAGAGGATGAAGGAGAGTTAAATTCTCAGATGTACGCTAATAGAGCTATCAATCCACCTCAAGTACAACAAACACAACAACAATCAGAATAAAAGATAAGATATGAATGCTAACGATTATGTTGATGTAGGACACTTATTAGCTGAGATTACAGCTACTGTAAATGATACTGACTATAAAAAAGGTTTTCCTAAGGGGTGGTATATCTCAAGGATTCAAGATGCTTTACAGGAGTTATCTATTGATACGTTTTGGTTGACAGCTATCTTTGATTATGAAATACCTGAGAACTGTCAAATACCTATACCTGAGAATACATTTAACCTAAGAGAGATTTATGCTTATCAAGGGGATATTTGTTTCCCTCAAAAGACTCAAGTAATCTATTGGAAAAGATTATTCGATAACAGATATAGTGGAGATGGATATACAGCAAGAGTAAAAGATGATGGAAGTAATGGAGCTGATATATTTCAACCTAATCAACGTGTATATACCAGGAATATGCAGGGCTTTTATGGACCTAAGTATTACTATAATATCGAAGATGGTTTATTAATGATAAGTAAGGAGTGTAGATCTTTTCCGTATATCAGATTGAAGTTTAATATGATGGGTACATCTATTGGTGATAAGCCTATTGTGCCTAGATTCTTTGAGAGAGCTGTAGTAGATTACGTTAAAGTAAAATTCTATGATGCTATGAAGTCAAGAGATCCTAGAATGTATAGACCTCTATGGGTAGATGCTAAAGGAGATTTAGAAGATTTAACTCATGGTTCTTGGAATAAAGCTAAGAAAAGAATTAAGGCTATGGACACTTCTGCTAAAAGCTCGATGGAAGAATTTATTTCCTCAATGTATCACAAATAGTTTACACTTTTATACCATATTCAATGAGTTTTTTATTTCTTTCTTCATTTGCTTGCTCTTCACAATCAAAAGAACCTATTAATATTTTTTTCTTTCCTATATGAATATAGGATAAGAATTTATTTAATCTTGATGCCCAATATACTCCTACATATTTAGAAGTACCTTTTGAGTATCTTCCTTGTTTTATGTTATTTTGTCTAGTTGTTAGTATTTGTAAATTATCTAATCTATTATCTGTTTTATTATCATTTATGTGATCAACAACAAGAGAATGATTATTAGGTAAATTTTCATCAATAAATGCAAGAGCTACAAGTCTATGAACTTTAATTGTTCTTCCTTTTCCGTTTAAATATATCCTAACCATTTTATATCCTTGGTTATGATTATATTGATTAATTAATCTTCTTTGATTAAATTTTACGCTAACCACATTGCCCATGTTTGATACTTGATAATGTCCTTCGTATCCAACTACATCTTTCCAAATTTCTTTCATAATAAAAAACCCTATGAATCCAGAGTAGCAGTTCTTTCATCATAGGGATTTATATAAAATTTCTTAATTGCCACTGCTACCTGACTCAACAAAGATAACAATATAATTTGTATATTTGTTTGTTTTTAACAATTTTTATGTCAACTGCTAAGAAATCAAATCCTGGTCTTTGGAAGAGGATAGTATCAGAAGTTAAGTCTGGCACTAAAGGAGGAAACGCAGGTCAATGGTCAGCTAGGAAGGCTCAGATTGCTGTGGCAAGATATAAGAAAGCTGGTGGTGGATATAAGGGAGCTAAGTCAAGTTCAAATAGTTTATCTAAATGGACTAAGCAGAAATGGAGAACTAAGAGTGGAAAGCCTAGTTCAGAGACAGGAGAAAGATATTTACCAGAGAAAGCAATCAAATCTTTGAGTTCTTCTGAGTATGCTTCAACAACTAGAGCAAAAAGAATGGGTAAAGCTATGGGTAAACAATTCGTAGCTCAACCTAAAAAGATAAAAGAAAAAACAGCTAAATTTAGATAAAATGGCAAGTAGAATAAATAAAGAATCAATGCCTTGTAATAAGCCAAGAAGATCACCTAATCCTAAAAAGAAAAAGGTGGTTAAGGCTTGCGAAGGAGGCAAAGAAAAGATAATTCATTTTGGAGCTACGGGATATGGTCACAATTATTCTTCTGCTGCTAGAAAATCTTTTAGAGCTAGACATAGTTGTAGTACAGCTACAAGTAAGTTAACAGCAAGACATTGGGCTTGTAAAAACTTATGGGCTGGCCCAAGTGGAGATACTCAAAGCTCACCAAAAAGTAGAAGAGGTAAATATTAAGTTATGAGAGAATATAAAGGATTAGGCGATGTAGTAAAAAGAGTCGCTGAAGCTACACGAATGGATAAAGTTGCTAACTTTGTAGCTAAGAAAGTAGGAGCTAAAGATTGTGGGTGTAATGCTAGAGCAGATAAACTTAACAAGCTAGTTCCATTTAAAAAGAAATAGCATGAAACAGCAACATTATCCACATGATATAAAGACATACCAGAAAGGAATCCAATCTGACACTAATAAAGAGATATTAGGTAGAGCAGAGAATGGAGAGCATGTTGATGCATTGAATATGCGTAGTATGTCTATGGATGGTGATAATATGGCTAAGAAGAAGATTAAAGGAGAGGATCTTCTTTATGATGCTTTAGATAATAGATGTTTTGTTGAGTCTGGACCATTGCCAGGAGCTAGAACTTATGAGTGTATGATGACTCAAGAGGTAAATGGTAATATCATAGAATTATGGGCTTCTACTGAACCTGAGAATTACCCTCCGTTTATTCGTATCAATGGTCAGATTGTTTTGATGAGTGATGCGTTACCATTTAACTTAAACTATCCTTTACAATACGATAAGAATGAAAGTTGTGTAGGAGGAGAGATATACATCACAGATAACAATGTATCGCCTATGGTATTATCTGTTATTGATATGATGGATAATTCTGCTATGACTGAAGGTGGAGAGTGTACTCAAAAGTACTTTGGAGATTTTGATCCTGCTAACTATTCTATACCTGTATCATCAGAGCTATATAAGCCTGCATTCGTTAAGCAAGAGAGCATTTCTACAGCTAGTGGATATGATGCTACATTTGGAACTTCAGGACTTGTTGTAGGGAGTTATTCTTACTCATATAGATTAGTGACAGCAGAAGGAGAAAGAACTCCTTTTTCACCTATTACTGAGTTGATACCAGTAGTAAGAAGAAAAACATCTCAATTTGGTCCACAATATCCATATTCACATACTCATGGAGATTTTGCTAACATAACATCTTCAACGAATTATGGTAATCACATACGGATTAAGTGTGAGAACTCTGATGCATTTACATTTTTAGAAGTAAGAAGAGATTGTTGGTATTCAGATAGTGCTTATGGTGTTCCTCCTGTTTCAGAGATAATAGGTAGTGTTGCTATATCTAATGGATTGAATGTATTGAATATATTTGATAAAGCTGAAGCTAACTTCCCTGGTTCTGAGATACTTGATTTAGCTGAACAAACAGATACATTTTCATCTATTAGAAGAGCTAAGTCTGTAAGATATTTCAATGAGAGATTATATTTAATGAATATTGGATATAACTCAAAAGATATAAATGGAGAAGTTACATTTGTTGATGAGCTATCAGATCCTGCATTTCCTACTATTGAAAAAATAGGTAAGGCTGGTCATAAGCATCCTTATACTGCTGCTATGTATAAAAGCAATATGAGGGGAGATAAGACAGGGTTTGGGGTTGTTCTATTTGATAGCTTTAATAATCCTTCTTATGCTACTGAAGTGCCAGGATTTAATAATTATGAGTTTCCTAATAGAAGAGATGCGGTAACTCCATTAACTCAAGGTACATCTTATAAAGGGCTAGTTAAAGCCGCTACTACTAATGGTAGTGTAAGATTGACTCATGAGGTATTTGATCACTATGATGCTATAAGAAAAACTAATTTAGTAACAAATAATAATAGGATAACTCTTAAAGATGACGAGACTTATAATACATTAAATCCTACAAGTCAATCTGATTCTCAAAGTAATTTTGAATATCCTCCTAATAGTCTTGTTTCATTAAGTAGCGCAACTCCTTTGTTAGAGTATTTTCCAAAAGGCTTTGGATTAGACTATTACTCTCAAGGCTTAGCTATAAAAGGATTAGATACATATCCTGATTGGGCTGATGGTTTTTCTGTTGTTCAGACTGACCCAGCATTTCAAGTAGTAGCTCAAGGGTTAGGTTTTTATAAGGTAAACGAGTTTCAACCAGGAGACAACAACACTAAGGATGTAGATAAGTTTTGGGCTTATTTCCCTGATTTAGAACATAGATTCCCAGATATAGCTGAAGATTTATTAAATAATCCAACTTCTTATTCTGTTCAGTTAGTATCCCCATTGGGTTATTTTAATGAGATATACGCTAGTAAAAAAGATTCAATTGATCTTGATAGGAGAGGTGTTGATATGATTACTTATGCTAGGGTATTAAGAGATGGAATTGAGTCTTCTACTGGTTTTGCTTTTATAAATCCTGCTTATTCTAGCCTAGGTGAATCTGGTATTCCTGATACTGATGGTAACAGCTATGTAGCTTATGGAAAGTTTATGAATATAACATTAGACTCTCCTGCTTTTCCAGGTAATGCTCAAGGAAACAAGATATTCCCTTTAGATGTAGCTACTACAGAGGTGACAACAGCAGGAGGAGGTCGTCAAACTTATTTTCAAATAGCTATTAATACTACAGCTACTGGAGATATATATAACACTTCTAATCCTGGTAGTAGCACTAACTCAGATGCTAATGGCCAAAGAGAATGGAGAGAACCTATGTATGTTATAAATCTATATAAGAATAGAGATATAAACTCTGGTATTACAACTGAATACAAGTACACAGGACATCATATTAAGTTTAAATCATTAGTATTAGAATCTAATGGTACAGCTAATCAGTCAGCTATATTAGTTTCAGAAAGATGGGAAGATTGTATTCCTTCTTTGAATGGTCAAGTTTACAATGATTATTCTGCATTAAAAAGGTTTGTTTATGTAGTGGATACAGATGGAGTAGAAAAAAGATGGATGAATGTCACATTTGAAACAGGTCCAAATATTGCGACAATATTAGCTGGATTAGCTACCGCTGCACCAGGCCCATATAACGATCCTGTGTTAACGGGTGGATTTGATATATTTGGAATATACACAAGCACAGAAACTGCTATTGATTTGTGTCCTCAGTTTACATTGAATTTTATTGAGAACCCTTTATATACAGCATTTACTGTTCCTGCCTCTGGAACTAAGGTTTACGTTAAATATGACAATAGAATACCTGTTAGAGTATTTGGGGGAGATACATTTATCAATGAGTCTATTTGGGCTGTACTAGATAATGAGTTTAATAAAAACGGAAATCCTGTTGGTGACGAGAATGAGTTTAAGTGGAGTAATCCTTTTCCTTATAAGCAATTTACATTTAATAATGACTATACAGGAATACCGCCTGCTAATGGTTATAGATGGTGGGAAAATACAGATCCATGGAATTATGGGTATGATGAACATCAATTTGCAGATAGCTCAAACACTAATCCATGTACTATTAGACAATTAGTTACTATGTGGACAGCTGAGACACGATGTAATTTATCTTTCTTTTTTAATTTAGAGAATCCTGATAAAGCTGTTAGTGAGCAAGCATTTCCATTAGTTAATTATATACCTAGACCTTATAGATGGAATAGTAGTGCTGATCCAGGAGATAGGACTGCTTGGGAATCTGCTAACAATTTATCTCCTGAGTATTTCGATGATTACGGATATGAATGGAACTGGTGGGGATGGGGAGGATTTAGATTCTTACCACAAGTGAATAAGGACTATTCTAAGAGCCAAACTACTAATTTATATACATCAGTACCAACTGTAGGATTTGAAGAGCAGACAGACTTCTGTACAAGGGTTATATGGTCATTAAAGAGACCTATCAATGCTCAGAATACACCTTCTGTTAGAACGTTCCCTGTAGACAATTATTTTGACATAGGAGATGACACAGGAGAGATTAAGTTTGCTTGGAGTGCTTTATCTGGAGATAAGGGTAATAACCTTTATGCTTTTACAGATAGCGGTGTATGTTTAATGATGGTTGATAAGCGAGTTATCTATGAGATTAACGCTAATGAGTTAGCTACAGCAGGATCAAGCATTGGAGGTATTCTTAATCAGTTATGGATTGATAAGAGAATAGGTATGAGTGATCAGACATGGAGAAGTTGGGCTGAGTATTCAAATGCTATATTCTTCGTGAGTAACAAAGCTGCTTATATGTTTACTGACAATCAATTAACGGATATATCAAGAACAGGATTCCATGAGTTATTGAGAAGGGAGTTCTTAGCTAGATTAGGGCCAGGATATGAATCTGATTTAGTAGGAGGCTACGATGTACTACATAATGAGTATATCATGAGTGTAAATGATGGAGAAGAGTTTAACACATTAATATATGGGGTAGAGCAGCAGGCTTTACAATGTCAAAGCACTTATTTATATGACAAGTATCTATATAATAACAACTTGTTATATGGAATGAAAGATGCTAAGACATTCCAATTAGGTGTAGGAAATCAGATTGATGGACAAGACATGGAGTGTTATGTATCAGGTGTATCTAATGCTGATTTATATTACGATAAGGAGTTTATTAGAATAAGAGTAAATTCAAATAGTAAGCCTGAGCAGGTATATTTCTATGAATCTTATGAAGATTACATCAATGATAATTACACGAATGTTATAGATACAGTAGCTGTTCCATTGTCAATGAAAGATTACTTTGGATATGAGTGTTACATACCTAGAAAGGCTGTAGCACCATTTAATAGACTACAAGGAAGAGTTGTATTGTTTAAGATTGTAAGTAGTGCTGATGAAGAATTTTTAGTAGCTTCTACTGGTGTGCAATACAAGAAGTTAAAATAATTGTTAAATTTGAAGAAAAATACGTTATGGCATTAGGAGGAGTAATAGGAGGAATATTAGGTTCAGCTGTTGGTGGGCCTTTAGGAGCTTCAATAGGAACTGGTTTAGGTCAGACAGTACAAGGTGCTATTCAAAAAAAGAAAGCTCAAGGAATGTCTCCTTCCCCTGTGGATGTTGGTCGTCAAAAGCTATTGAATGATTTATATCGCATGCAGCAAGCTAGAAAAACTGGCACTGCTTATAATCCTCAGATAGCAGCTGGAAAGCAAATGGCTAAGTCATTATCTAAAAATGCTTTTGCTGCTGGAGGTCCTGTTAATCAAGGTATGTATAGCAATTTGATGAGTCAGACAATGAATAATATCACTCAACAATCTGCTCAAGATGTTCTTCAAGGATATGGATTAATAGATAAATCAGTAGAACAAGCTGAAAAGAGAAAGTTTGATGTAACATCTTTAGAACAAACAAAAAAGGAATCTGATGCTGCTGAAAATGAAAAAGCAGGATTTCAAAACTTAGCTGCTGGTTTAATGCCTAAAGGAGAATATACTTATAACGAACCAGGAGAAAAAATACAAGATATACTTAATCCTGGTAAGAAGAAAAAGAAAAATGCTACTGATGAGATAATAGAAACTGAAGAAGAAGAAGAAACTGAAGGAAAAGGTTAATAACATGGCTAAAGATAATAAAGAAAATCCAGACGAAGGAACTCCAAGAAGTAAGAAAGATATTCGGAGAGAAAGGAGACAGATGAAGGCTGTGAATGCTTCAAGGCCTAAATATTCATATACACCAGAAGGCAAGAGAGTAAAAAGCACTCCTTTGTATTCTAAGCAAGAAATAAAAGATGTTGAAAAACCTTTTAAGGCTGAGCCTGGAAAAGCATTAAGTGGAACTATTGGAGGTGTTACTTATAACGATCCTAATAAACCTACTGTTAGTGAGACTACTTATGAATATCAAAGATCTGGTGGTGGAAAAGAAAAAAGTATAGGTCCTACTACTATTACAAAAGAACAAGCTACTGCATTAAATTCAGAAGATGTTAATGCTGGAGCTAAGGTTAGAGAAGTTCTAGAGAGTGCTGTTACTCCTAATAGTACTGAAACAACTCAAAACACATTACAAACTACTTTAGAGAAAAAACCTGATTTAACACTTAATGAATTAGAGAAAGGAACTCAATTAAATATTGAAGTTGGTAATGAAGTTAATAATACAGAAAAAGCTATAACTAAAGAAGAGGTTGAAAATAAAACAAAACTTCAAGAAATAGTTGAAGGGCCTCAACAATACAATTGGACTGATACTTATGTTACTACTGGTTTTGAGCCAGAGTCTCCTGAAGATATAAATGCTAGGGCAGCAAATGCAGCTAGACAAAAAGCACCTCAATTAGTAATTGAGAAGTTAGGTATTCAAGATTATTATCCAGAGATAGGTAGAGATATTGCTGTAGGTAATTTCTCAGGTAGTTACGCTGGCTCTAGGACTATTTATTCTGGAGCTGGAGGATTATTACCTTTAGGTCTTTATGATGCTAGAAAACGAGCTATTGCAACTGAGATAAAGAGAAAAGAAGCATTGATGGATCAGTTGAAAGATATGCCAGATATTGCTAAACAATACAAGCCTGCTTTTGCTCAAGACTTCTATGAAGGGTTACAAGATTATGTAAGTGCATATAAAGACAATCCTGATGGGTTAGCTTCTGATCCTGGATTTTTAAAATGGATGGCTAATAAAAAATCTGTAGCTGAGAACTTTACTAAAACAGATGCTTATTTAAAAGACTTAGAGAGTAAATTGGTAGATCCTAAGACAGGAGAGCCTGCTGCATGGGTTCCAACTGGTATGTTGAAGATAATCAATAATGTTAAGACTGGAATGGTTCCAGGTAAGATAGATGATTATTTCTCAGGAAAGAAAAATATAGCTAAAGTTCTTGATACTGTTAGGGCTTTACCTGATGCTTTAAATCAAGCTGATGACATAATAAAGACATTGATTGAAAAAGGAGGAGTAGAAACTGCTATAAACTTAAAGACAGGAAAAGATTTTACAGAAAATGATATAAAAGAATTAAATAGTTTAGTACAGCAAATAAATAGTCCTAGTCCTGATTACGAAATGTTCTCTGAATTAAAAAGAAAGTTCTTTGAATTTGAATATGATAAAATGGCAGAAGAATGGGTGAAGATGCACATGCAAGATCAACCTAAGAGTGTTCAAGATGAGGTTCAAAAAAGTATGGCTAGTTATATTGAATCTCAAATGCCTCAAGATGCTATTATAAGCACCATTACTAGCAGAGCTAATGATGCAGCTGAAAGATTAAATGCTCAATTAGATTACCAGTCTAAGATGGCTGATATAAATGCTCAAAATTGGAGATTTGAAAAAGAATACGAAAAACATAATAGTGCTACTTATGGTCAGATTCAAGCTATGGAAGAATCTGGCATAAAAGAAACTTCATTAGGTATTGCTAATCCTGTCGTAGGAGCTAAATCAACCATGGATAAAGAATATGAAGTTTGGATGGTTGATACTAAAGGGAAATGGAGGCAAGATTTTGTTCCTGCTAAAGAAATAATGGATGCTAATGAAAGGGCTAGAGAAAAGGGAAAAAGTGGAATGTATTTTAGCGATAAAGGAAAATCTGCTTTCATTGTTCCTGATTCTGGTTATTTTGGCGTTACTCAAAATAACATGAAAAAAGAAGGTAATAATTATAATGGTCAGCAATATGGAGTAATGTTTAATAAAGTATTTAATCAAAATACTCAAGAAGATGAATATGTACCTAATAAAGTAAGATTTAGAACTTCTAAAACAACTATTGTACAAAATGGCGTAAGAAATAAAGCAGCTGAACAAACTTATAATGTTTCTGCTGGCCAAAATCCTGCATGGCAAATGGCTGACACTGAAGGAAGAGGAGGAACAACTACTCAAAAAGAAGTTAAAGGTTCATTTATTAAAACAAACAATTAATAATAATTACTTTTGTAATTATAAAGAATATTTATGGCAACAAATAATGACTTAATGAATACTCAAACTGGAGGAGAGGGAGAGACTGTACAAATACAGACTCAAGAAAAAATTACTCCAGAGCAATTTGATGTAAACATAAAAGCACAAGAGACACCTATTGATAGTGAACCTCCAGTTCAACCTCCTGTACAAAGAGAGATGACAGAGCAAGAAGTAGTAGGTGCAGGGCCATCAGAATTTGTAGAAGCTCAAGAAACATTCACAGAAGAACCTCCTGCTTTACCTGAAGCACAACAAGCTATAGCTCCTTCAGTTATTGTTGATGAAGATCCTAATTTCTATCCTTATATACCAGAAGAACCTATAGAAATAGAATCTCCTTTTTACCCATTTGAAACAGAAGCAGAAACTGTAAAAAAATCTTTTCAGAATACTAAGAATCAAATAGACCAAGACTTAACAAATACTGGATTAAAGCCAGTAATTGATATGTACAATGAAAACGAGGATAAGAAAGTTGGTTTTTTCGGAAAGGTAAAAGGTTTATTTAAAAAAGACGAAAAGAAACAACCAGAAGAATCTTATAATGGTGTTAGTTTCACTGTAGAAAAAGGAGATGAAGTAGATGAGGTAGAATTAAGTAAATTAGGCTTTGACACAAAAATACTTGAAAAACCTACTATTGATCCAGCTAAAAGACTTGATGAGCAAGAAATAACAGAAGAAGAGGATTTAACTGATATAATAGATAAAGAAAGTATTATAGGTCAGGCTAATGAATTATTTGCTAGAGAACAAGCGACAAGAGATAAAATAAAGACAGCTAGAGGAGAAAATTTAAAATCATTAAAGTCAGAGTTAAAATCAATAAGAAAAACTTTAAACGATTTAAAGAAGAGCGGAGATTATAAAGAAGAGAAAGATATATATAAACAGAAAGCACTAGCAAAAGGTGCTTTAGATCCTTATTATTACAATCCAAAAGGTTCTGTTTCTGGTGTTATCCCAGAGAAAGAAAGAAGAACTCCAAATAATTTTGTTGTGAAAAATCCACTAGGTAAAGATGTATCTAGTTCTATTTTTTCTAACAAGATTAAAGATGGAATGAATCAAGAAGAAGCAAATACTTTATTATATAGATTATTTGTTAGTCCATCTGATAAGGCTTATTGGGATAATGATTCTGCCGCTAAAGTAAGAGATGTTATTAGTGGTGGTGATGGTCGTGGTAATAAGTCTAATACAGCTATGACTTATGAAGAGGTTATGGCTATTGACAAGACATTTAGAAACATAGCTAATTGGGCGCAACAAAACGGGGGTGTAAGTGCCGAAGGAAAGAATGAAGGAAAATTTAAAGCTGCTTTATTTCCTGCTTTTGGATTTTTGCCAGAGACAACTGTTGAAGTGAAAGACAGGTCGGGTAGAGTACGAAAAGTAACTTTGTTTAGTGATATATATGAAAATCCATCTCAAAATGAACTTGTTAAAAATGGATATGGTGTTGTTAATCCATTAGATAATAAAGATTTTATTATACCTGATACTAAAAAAGCTTATTTTGTTCCTGATGCAATGATTAAAGGGTGGGAGAAGCAATATGGTTCAGATGGATTTAGAGCCTCTACATTTAAGCAACAGCAAAGATTAGCTAGACTAAAAGATGCTAATGGACAGCCTTACTTACAATCTGATAGAGGTATGTTTGGAGCAGGGGTTACTGGTTATATGGATCAAGAAACTTATGATGCTCAAAAAAGACTTGATGCTGATATAAAGAACGAAAGAAATAAAGCTAATAAAAAAGGTATAGCCAAAGGAGAGGTAACAGTAAAAGAAGAAGGAAGATTTGGAGAAAGGAATATTTCTGATTATAATCCAATAGAAGAATGGAGAACTAAAAATGTAAAAGGAGATTTCTCTTACGGAAAATACAAGTTAAAAGATATTCCATTAGAGAATATGCGTAATACAGCTGATGCTATGGCTTGGGCTAAAAGTCATTTACCAGAGGCTAAAAAAATGGAGTTTAGTAATCCTAATATATTTGAACAAGATCAAGAAGATTTTAAAAAATATATAGATGGATTAGGATTTAAAGGAATATCTGTTAAACCATTAGGAGGATGGTTAAAAGCAGATTTTGATTATGTAAGACTTGATGGAAAGGGAAAATCTTTAATTATAGACTTAAATGAAGGTAGTGATGATTTAAACAATCAGCAATTAAAAAGATTAACAGATTGGATTAAAGTAGCTCAAGACGATCCTCAAAGTGAATTTATAAAAGATTTTACTTCTGTATTTGACAAAGACTATGCTGTATCTAAATTAGTAAAAGAAAAAACTTCATTAGGAGAAGAGTTTACTGTATCTTTTGAAAATAAAGCAGGTAATAAAATAAATATCACAAACAAAAATGGTCAACTAGAGGCTCAACAATATTTTAATGAGCTTGAATTTCAACAAGCATATTACTCTGAGATTAGAGAGGGCCTACAAGACAATGTTAAAAATTACAATGCTGAAATACAACCATACGTTGAAAAGTTTAATAAGATACAACAAGAGTCAGATAAAAGCATTATAGATTTAGACAAGCAAATAGCTGACTTGGAATTAAGAAATAATAACAACCAAATAGAAAGTGATGATTTTTCATCTCAATTTCAAGAGTTACAAAATAAGGTATTAGCTGTTAATGAAAATTTAATGACTAGCTATAAAGAGCTACAAAGTTCATTAGGTAACAATAAGCCTTTACTAGACCAAATAAATAAAGATTATAACGATATACAGACAGCTAATTCAAAACTAAAGATAATAGCGGAAGAAACTGAAGATTTAGCAGGTATAGAGATGGCTAGATTAATGGCTGATAATGCAGGTCCTAGAACTGTTTTAGGGAATGTTACAGCCGCTATATCTAGTGGATTCATGAAACCTTTTATTGCTAGTGTATCTGCTGCCTCTGACTTACTTATACAGGCTGGTATATATCCAGAGGACATGACAAAGGATGAGGCTATAAAGCAGAATAACGAATGGAAAACTGAGTTTCTATATGGAGAGTTATCTGAAGCTATGGAGAAGTCTTTTGGTACATATATGTCTCCAGGTTATCAGGAAAGACTTAGTATGCCAGGAGAAGCTATATATGGAGCTATTGAGTCTGTTGGTACTCAAGCTAATCCATTAGTTGCTTTATTGAGTAAAACTCCATTAGCTCCAGTCGCATCAATGATGGGTTATGCTTCTCAATCGTACACTCAGATAGAAGAAGAAATATTAAAAAGTCCTGATTTAAAAGATATTCCAGAATATCAGAAAAAATTAATAGCTATACCTTATGCTATGTGTTTGGCTGCTGTAGATAAATATGCTTATGGTAAAATAGCAGCTGGTAAAAGCTCTGTTGCTCAAAGAATGATGGTTGGAATTGTTAATAAAGCATTAGAGAAACTACCTAAAAATGCAACGCTAGAAACTATTGAAGCTGTTATAAAAGGTGATGTTAAGAGTAATATAGCAAAATTTGGATTAGCATTAAATAGAGCAGGTGTTACTGAGCTTGGAGCTGAAGGATTTGAGGCTGCTGCATTTGATGTTGGTCTTAAAGAATTGTGGGATCACGTTTTAGATAAGGATGCTTTTAATACAGGTGATGTGTTTGAGGATTATGTTGAGACAATAGTTAAATCATCTGCCTCTGGTTACATCGGAGGTCTTGCATTAGGTGGAGCTGGTAGAACTGTTGAGTTCTTAGGAACAGGTAATATCAATATGATTAATCCTGAAGATTACAATTTCTTTAAAGTTGTAGCTGATGATCCTCAATTAAAAAATCTTTATGCTAGCTCAGTTGCTAATAAATTTGGTCGTGGAGAAATAGATAAAACTCAAGCAGAAAAGATGATGCTTGATTTTGAAAACTTAATAGCTTTAGATAAAAAGGTTCTTGATGATATAACAGGAGAGGATAGACTTGAGATGGTTAAGTTATTGTTTGAGAAACAAAAGATTCAAGAACGAATTAAAGAACTTGATGAATCTCAACAGAAATTACCTAATTATAAGTTAGAGGGCGTAAACAAAAAGATAGATGAGATTGTAGCTAGAACAGAAGATAGAATAAATAAACAACAGGAATATGATCAAAAAGACGAACAAAGGGTATCAAGTGAAGTCGGAGAAGGGCAAGAATCTATCGAAACCAAACCTGTCACTGAAACAAGCCAAGAAGAGGTTAGCCCTGGTGGAATGGTTCAAGAAGAACAAACAGAAGTAACTCCTACTGAAGAAATAACAACAGAAGAAACGATTACACCTACAGGAGAAGTAACTACAGAAGAGACTATTAAACCAGAAACAGAAGTAACTACAGAAACCACTATTACTAATGAGTTTGATGAGTTAGCCGATATAAATAAAATAACATCTCCTGCTAAGAAGAATAAAGCGATGAAAGCGTTTAATGAAAAATATGGGGAGAAAGCTGCTCGTATTTCACAAATAGATAGTAATTTTACATCTATTGTAAGTAAACTAGAAAGGAATAATATAATTACGAAAAAATGTTAATATGGAAAATCTATTAAGTTCAAAGGAAATAGAAATGATTAATGAGTTAGGACACATGGAGTTGGAAGCAAGCCAACTTTATTTGCATTTAACTAACTGTATGAAGAGTATAAACTTTTTTGGTGCTGCATCATTCTTTAAGAATGAATCAGATACTGAGAGAGAGCATTACAGCAAGTTAGAGGACTTCATGAACAATATGGGGGAGCAATTAGAGGTTAGAGCATTATCTGCCGTTAAAGCTCCTATAAATGACTTAATGGAAGCATTCCAAGCTGCATTAGAAGCTGAGGTAGATTTATTAGGTGAATATGAAGATGCTTGGGAGAAAGCAAGTCCTAAGACTAAAGCATTATTTCATCACTTCATTGAATTACAGACTGAGAGTGTTGGAGAGTATGGAGATTTAATCGCTAGACTAAGTAGAACTAGTGAGCCTATTTTAATTGACCAAGAATTAGCGAAGTAATATGGCAGATTGCATATATACAATAGAGGGTAGCGATAAGACTTATTCTGAAAGCGAATTTAAGAAATTACTTAGTGAAGGGTATCTTGACAAGGTAATGATGGATAAGAATATTAAGATTAGAGGTATTAAGCCTGATGGGGCTATGGCTTCTTCTTTCCAAATTCCATCTACTATTCAACCACAGGTTCAGCCTACTACTGAAATTACTGAGACTGTTGCTCCTACTGCTGAGAAGAATATTGAAAAGTCAATTCCTAAGAATAATCTTTCAGTTGATGAAATTGATAAAATGCCAAAGGGGAAAACATTTCAAGAAGAATTAGCTCCTGAATATTATGAAGAATTAAAAAATGATATAAAGAAAAATGGAATAAAAGAACCTATAACTCTTACATATTATGTAAAAGATAATGCTTTAAGATTATCTGATGGACATCATAGATTTAAGATAGCAAAAGAACTTGGAATTAAAGATGTTCCTGTTAAAATAAATGTAAATTGGAGATCAAATATTTCTGAAAACAATAAAGATATAGAAGGTCAAGAATTATATAATCCTCCAAAAGCACTTGATGTAGATTTCTATAAAAAAAGAGATTATCAGCCAAGTAATATTGAATTAAATGAAATTGGACTTACTCCAGAGGTAAAAACAGAAGAAGTAGTTACTCCTACTGAAACTGTCACAGAAGAAAAATCATTTGATGATAAGGTAGCTGAAGAATATTCTAAAATTGCTAATCCTATTTCTTTTGAAGAAGATGCAGAAAGGATAATAGCTTTGAATAAAAAAATGATTGAAACCACTCAAAAATATATAAATGGAGATATTTCTGCTAAAGACTACTTGATAGATGGTTTCTTATATTCTAATGATACTGTAATAAACGATAAAAGATTTTCAGAACTTTCTAACGAAGAACTTAAAAATCATGCAGATAATCAAGCTAAAAATAAAAACGAATTAATAAACAAAGCTAGACAAAAAGTCCAATCAGAAACTGTCACAAAAACAGAAGAAGTTGTGACACCAACTACTGAGACTAAGGTAGAAGAACAAGCAGCTCCTGAAGCAAAAAATAAATTAACAAAAAAAGATTTAAGCAAGTTGACCAGCGAAGAAATGTTTGACATTTATGATGGACTATCTGAAGAATTAAAAGATGAACATTTTAGATATGGAGTAGGTCCAAATATGACTAGTCAACCTAGTAAAATGATGTTTTTTACAAAATTAAAAAATGCTGTTGGGCAAGAAGAAGCAATAAGCTTAATAACAGAAAGACAAGCTAAATCATCTAAAACTAAACAACCGACAAAAGAAGCTGTTGCTGCTAAGAATCTAGCTGACTTTTTAAGAAGAGGTAAATCAGAGAAAGGAACGCTTATGGCTTCTCCTCTTCCTGGTTTTAATCAAGTATGGGATGCTACGATAGAAACTGTTGCTAAGGCTATAGAAGTAGGTGGAGTAACTGTTGGTAATTTTAGGAAATCTATTAATGATGGCGTTAGAGCTTTTAAAAACACAGACACGTACAAAGCTATAACAGATCCTGAAGAAAGAAAAAAGATAACATCAGAATATAGAAAAGCATTATTAGAAAAAGTGCCTCAATTCTACAATGTAGACCCTACAGAAGATTTTGGAAACGTATGGGATAGTTCTACAGAAATAGTTAATGAGAGCTTATCTAAGTCAGATAAAAGTCCAGCTGCACTTCAAAAAGCAATAGATGAAGGGTTTAAAGACGTTAAAAAATCTACATGGTATAACTCCTTAGGTAAAGACCAAAAACAACAATTCGCTGCTGATTATAATGAAGCAATGAATAGAATGTTCCCTATTAAAAAAGAAAAAGATAAAGAAAAAGCAACTAAAGAAACTGTATCTCAAGAAGAAAAAGAAAAAGGTAAAGAGTTTAAGGGTAAGGTTTCAGAAGCTACAGGAACAGCTAAACCTGAAAAAACAATAAGACTTAGCGAGAGTGAATTGTTAAGAATGCAGATTAAATATGGTAATCAAGCTGGAAAAGAAACTATAAAGAATTTACAAAATATAAAAGAGCAGATTAGAGATTACGCCAAAGAAAATTTACCTAAAGATGATTACTCTGCAAAAGAAGTTAATTCTTTAATGAGGTCTATAACTGCCGCCAGAACACAAAAAGGATTAGAAACTGCGTTAGATAAGATTGATACTTTGGTAGCTAGGAAATTAGAAAAGCAAGCTAAAAAAGATAGAGCTTCTTTAATTAAAGATATAGAATCTAAGATAGCTAATAACAGTAAAAAAGTAATATCTAAAAACAGAAGAACTGGAGCTAAGAAAGGTAAGATAACTATTGAATCTCAACAACAAATTAATCAAGTTATTCAAGACTTAAAGGATCAAGGGTTATTTAAAAACTTAGATATTCTATCTGATACGGAATTAAATGATTTAAACAATACAATTGACAATATACTAGAAACAGGTAGAGTAGAGCAAAAACAATTAGAGGCTGTTAACGATGCTAAAAAGAGAGCTGATAAAGCTATCATATTCCAAGCATTAGCAGGTGACTCTGACGATGTGTTAAATGGTAAAGAGCAAGTTCAAGAAAGATTTAAACAGTCAAATGGATATGTGATAGTTGACAAGCAATTAATGAGTGCTAGCGACTTTAAGGATTACATAAATAAAAATCCTGATGTTGATTTAAACGATGTTCCTTTCTACTACAAATCAGAAAGCATAGATAAAGTTAAATCAAAACTAGATAAAGATTTAGGATTACTTAAAACAGCAAAAGATGCTACATTATTCAATATAGTTGATTTAGAAACACATATTAAAAACTTGGGAGCTAAATCTCCTGAATTAAAAAAATGGTTAGAGGATAATATAGGAAGACCATTAAGAGAAGCGAAAAGAAAAGAAGTTGAAGCTCTTTGGAGAGAGACAAAACAATACAAAAAAGATATAAATAAAATATTTGGAACTTATAGTGTAAACACAAAAGAGTTCTTTAGAAATAAATGGAGAACAAAAACTGTAAATATACCTAAAGTATATGATACATTAGTTGCTCCATCTGATATAACTCCTAAGAACTCTGAGGAAAGTTTATCAGCTGGTGAAGTGGTTACATTGTACATGATTGTATATAACACAAATCCAGAAATAAAAGATAAGTATAAGTTAGACTCTAAAGAGGCTGAAAAAGACATGAAGATTTTAATGAGAGAAAACTATGTTGATCCTCAGAAGATATATGATTTCATGCATAAGCCAGAGAATAAATCATTATTAGACTTTGCTCATTTCTTATCTGAAAAATACAATGAGGATGCTAGAGCGATGTTTGGTCCTACAATAGAACAATTCCATCAGATAGCATTAGGTAATACTTATTATCACCCTAAACTAAGGTCTAGTTCAACGTTAGAGCCTGAAAGCATAATGAATTTAGAGCAAGATAAATCTTTGTCTGTTACATCTCCGAATATGAGACACAGAACAGATAACGCTTCTGCTCCATTTAAAATAATTAATGCTCATGAGTTATATTTGAACTACTTAAAGTCAATGACTCATGCTAAAGAGTATATTCCAGTTGTAAAAGCTGCACAAACATTATTAACTGATGTTAACAAGCCTTATATAATGGAGAAACTTGGAAGTGTATCTGATTACAATGACATGGTAAAAGCATTAAGTATTGCTGTTACAGATAAATCTCCATTTGAATCAGGAGCTATGAGTGGTTTAACTAACTGGACAGCATTAACAATGCTTTGGTTTAGGGTTAAGTCAATACCTCAACAGGCATCATCATTTGTACATTACTATACAGCAGGTATTAAGGATGGGGTAATGCCTTGGGATATTGTAAATACTGTTCCTATAACTAAAGAAGAGAGAGAGTTTGCTGCTAAATTTTACTCAGACAATCCTTATCTATGGACTCGTTTAAGTGGAGGAAATATAACTCCAGAGATGCAGAAATTAAAAGAACAAACTGATTCTCTTTCTAATGAGATACTTAAAGGAACGCTTAGTTTAACTAGATTTACTGGTTTGATTGGTATTAAGTTTGGTGATTTTGCTGCTGCTGCAACTCCTGGCGGAGGAGCAAGTTTTGCTTTAGCTCAATTTAAAAAGAAATTTGAAGAGACTAAAGACTATCAATCAGCAAGAGATTTTGCTATTCAAAGATGGTACGAAGAAACTGAAAGAACTGGACAGGTATCATTAGCTAGAGAAATAATGTCAACTCAGTCATTTAACACGTTAGTTAGATTATTTATTCCATTTAGTTCTGCTCAACAAGGTATGGGTAAAAAGGCTTATAAAGCATATTTAGACCTTAAAGATTTTGAAAACTTAAATAATAAAGAAAGAGCGCAAGCTATAGCTGATTTGATTTATTTCCCATTATTAGCACCTGTTCCATTCTTTTTTGCAGGAAATGCTGGAGCTGCTTTATCTAGAATGTTGTTTGATGATGAAGAAGATGAAACATTAGAAGAGGCTCAAAAGAAAAGAATTTATTATGATTTAATAGCTGATACTGCTCAATCTAATGCTACAGCTCTTGGTTTTCCAGGATTGTTGTTTAATTTTGCAATGAACATAGCGAGAGATAGAGCTGGATTTAATCAGTCTCCAGCTTATCAAAGATTAACAGATATAGGAACTGAGCTAGTTTCATTATTAAGGTCTAATCAAAAATGGGAAGATTTAACATCAAGTGAAAGAAAAAGATTCATCAAAGAATATGAAAGCGAAAATGGTTCTTTAAATGGTAAAGACGTAAAAGAAATATATAATAATACTATCATTTCTGAAAAACAAATAAATGTATTATTGAAATCTATTGGAGCTAAAAACATTAAAGATTTAATTGAATCAATTAATAAACTTGCTGAGGATAAGGATTTTTGGTCGTTCTTTTTTGATTTAGAAACTAGAGATGAAGAGATAAATAAAAAATTAGATCCTTATTTTAACCAAGCTATTAAGAATAAGAAGAAAGATGAGCTTTATGAGTTTTTAAGCAGGTTACAAAGATACTTTGAGGATGAAGATTATAAAGCGGAAGAGTATATTCCAGAAGAAGGAAAGAAGGTTAAATCTAAGGGGAGTTCTCAGCCTTCATTTCCTAAAATGAAAAAACCAAGAATAAGCAAACCCAAAATGCCTAAGTTTTAAAATAAATTAGTGTATGATAAAAAATGTTAAATTTGTAACAATTAATAAGAAATGGCAACACCTATAACTAATCCATATAAAACTTCATTATTAGTTGACAACTGTAGTTCTTTAGAATTATCTTGTGACTGCAAGAAAATTACATTTAAGGACACATCCAACTATGTTGATAGTGATATGCCAGGGCATTTATCTACTGACTTTACGAGTAGAGTAATAACAATAACTAGAGGGGATGGTTCGATATTCGAGCTAATTACAGCTGATGTAAGAACGAATAATCCTACTGCCTATCCTTTGGCTACTCAAGGTATAGCTTATAACATTATACCTTCTCATTTAGCTTCTAATAACACATTTACATACACATTTAAAGATTCAGATGTGGATGGTATTTATTCTGTTGAATTATGTACATATCCTAACTGGAGGTCAAACGTATATTACGAAGCGTATTTAAAACCAATAGTACTAAGGAATGGCAAATATTACAAAGCGACTTTATCATCTACTAACCTTGATCCAGAAGATCCTCTCAACGCTGCTTATTGGACTCTTTACACTGATACTGGTAATTGTGATTCTACTCGTTACTGTAATACTCAACGAATTGTTGTTCTTTGCATCTCTATTGAAGATTGTTATAGACAAGCTGTTGCTGATGCGTTCTGCGGCATACAAAAGAATCCATGTAAAGATATGTGCGACAACAGAGACTTCATGAAAGCTATGAAAATGAGAGTTGTTATGGATGGATTAGAATTTGCTGCCTGTGGATTTGATTGGGATAACGCTCAAAAGCATGTAGATATTTTAAAATCACTTTGTTGTTGTAACTAATGAGTTGTAATTGTCCAGATACTAACAAATGCCCTAGTCCTACAACTTGTTTGTGTGGATTCGAGACTAATATATATAACTCACAAGGGTTATTGCTTGAGACTGTTACTGCTTATCCTATTGATGCTGAAGGAACTATTATATATCAAGTGTATAATAGTACAGCGTTTGAGCCTGTATTAAGTCAGTCTTACACATTGACTATATCTTACAATGATACATTAGATAGATGGGAGATGTCATATTTTGACGATACGTATTCTACCTCTATCTTATTAGGTGTTTTATATGGTGTAGGTCCAGATGATTGTCCTATAAGTAATTGCTGGGATTTAGATTGTAATGCTGTAGGATTCTTTAACCTAGGATTATTTAGCGTTTATTTTCCTTGGAGTGGAGCATACACAAATGGAAAGAAGTCTTACACTTTTTCTGGTTTATTTACTCCTTATACTGACTTCAGATTATATTGGACTCCTGATTCTTCTTTAATACCTGGATCTGGTGCGCCTGCTGGAACTCCTGCTTGGGTATTTGAAGGCTCTAACACTACTGGTGTTTATATTCCTATATCATATTACTTTAGTTCTAATCAATGTCCTTATGGGCCTTACATATTTGAGTACGATAATCCTGTTAGCAGGATGGAGTTTCAAGACTTTGGTGTTACAGGATTTGATTTAAAGACTACTATACTTGACTGTGGATGTTGTGATGAGACTATATTGATTGATCTTACTTTTGATGATATTACTTATTTAGATGTAGTAGCTACTGTTGTAAGAGATGAATATGGAAATGTAGTAGGAATAAATGGTAAGCAATACTATGAGATGGAAATTCCATTGACTCCATACACAGCTACTTTCTATTTGTACTTTGATGGAACTAGATGGGTGTTAGCTAATGGTTTAGATGGTGAGGCTACTCAATATGCTGAGTTAGTAGCAAATACAGAGTGTCCATTTGGTATTTATAATATCTTCAGAGAAGATATTACATTTTTATACATAAGAGGTATTGAATGTTTTGACTGTTGTGATTACGATACTCCTAAGAATAGAAACTTACTAAAGAAAAAGAAAGCTATCTTTGTAGATGAAATATCTTCAATAAGAAGTAAAGAGTTATTTGGATTTAATTGTGGGCCTGAATGGGATGATTTATTCAGAAAGCATTTAATCTTTGATGTGTTGTGGTGTCTACCTTATGGAAAGATATGTGATGATGAGCAGCAATGCTTAATAAATAATTTGAATGAAAACTGTAATTGTTAAAATATGAGCTGTAATACTTGTGGAAATTTAGGATCGAATTGTTCATGTTCAGATAACTGTCCTACAAAGACATCTGACATAACTACATTTGATGGTAGTTTCAATATTATAGAAGTTCCTTGTGATGCTTCATTAAATGATGTTCTTGCTTTATTAGAAAGTTATACTACTAATATGGTGGCTGAGTTATCTGATATGACTTCTTATACTTTAGAGGAAGGAAATTGTTTAGGATTAGATGCTGGTACTTATGGATTCCAACAGATACTAGATGCTGTTATTTCTGAGCTTTGTGGAGCTGGTTGTAACATGACTGTTGATATTCAGAATAATGATCCTTATGAGTTAACTGCTGTACCTACAGGTGGAACAGCTCCTTATACATATAGTTGGACTATAGGTGATAATTGGAATATGTGGACTTTAACGAATACTACATCTGCTACTGTAAGTATTGAGGCTAACGAAGAAGATCCACCTTTGTTAGATGGTTGTGCTACTAATAATAATTCAAGAATAGGTTTAGTTAAATTAACTGTAACTGATGATAATGGTTGTGTAGCTAAAGATAGCTACTTGTATATAAATATTGTGTGTCCTGGTTAAAATAAATTAAAATGAGTATAATAGTAAACAATACGGATGGTCAGTTAAACATTGATAATAATGGTATATTAGATGTTTATGCTGTTAGGTCTATTAAGTCTGTAAGTAAAGGAGTTGATGCTACTGGCAATTACTACATCGCTATAAACTTTATAGCTAATGATAAGAATAATTCTTTAAGAATCTACTTGAAGGATGTTAGTTCTCCTGTAACTTGGACTAATGATTTAACTGGTGCTAACGCTGCTTTAGCTGATATTAGAGATTGGTTATCAGAAATTATTGATGTTCAAATTACTGAGGCTAATGATAGCATTCAGATTTATGCTTCAGATGGTACTAGTAACGTGCCTGTATTAGTTGGTCAACAAAAATGCGATGAATCATTAGCTGTTACTTTATGTGATGGTCAAGCTCAAGTTCCAATAACTCCAGTTCTTTTAGCTTCTGCAAATTCAACTGGAGATTTAACAGCTTATTCAGGACAGTTAATTTTATCTATTTCTTTTGCTAATGATGGAACATCTGATGCTGATGTTTCAGTAGATGGAGGTTCTACCTATATTAAATTAGCTCCAGGAATGACTATTAACTTAGATGCTAATGGGGTAATGAATTATTATGATCCAAACCTTTTTTATTGGAACACATCTTTAACAGCAGGAGCTTCTTTATTGATTGCGTTTAACTATATATAATGGGGGTAAGGATTGATTCAGATTCTTATTACTTAAATCCTTTAGGTTATACTAGGGGATTATTTGCTCAGACAGCAAACAGCACTCCTATTACTAATACAGCTGTAGAGACATCATTAATAAATGGTGGTGTAGGTAGTTTATCTGTTCCTGCTAATGGATTTAAAATAGGAGATAGTTTTAGGGTTGTTATAGCTGGCTTACTAAATGTAGCTAACAATCAAACAATAAGGATAAGGGTAAAGGATGGTACTTCTATATTAGCTGACAGTGGTGCTAAGGCGATAACTAATATTACAAACAATGTATTCTCTTTGAATGTGGATTTTACAGTAAGAGCATTAGGAGGCACAGGTGTAGCATCTATGGTTACATTAGGCACATTCCATTATACTAAGACATCAAATGGTGTTACGGAAGGATTTGCTTTTAATGAGATTAATAGCACAACCTTTGATACAACGATAGCTAATACGTTAGGCATTACAGTTCAATGGGGTGCTGCTAATATAGGTAATAGTATTTATAGCGATATTTGCATTTTAAATAAAACATATTAAAAATGGGTACAAGGATTGAAATAAAACCTACAGCTACAACACCTGCACCTGTTGGTGCAACCTTAATGAAAACAGGTCAAACAACATCATACAGAACAGGTGATGATGGTGATATTGAGGCAGGGAGAGCAACATCATTTACAGTACTTGCTGAACATAATCCCTTTGGTAACACTAATAGATTTACTGATACATTAGGTGGTACGACTTACGCTAACAATATAGTAATTGATTGGAGTACGTATAACGGAACTACAGTTTTAGGGTGGCATAGATTAGCCATGCCAACTGTTGGAACTTACACATGGAATCAAGCTATTGATAATGCTTTGACTTTTACAAATGGATCTTTCACTACGGGTTGGAAGTTAGCAAATATTGCTGAATATTTTAGCTTATTTAATTGGGCAAACACACCAGTAAATAAATTGAATTATGCACCTTTTAGTTTGATTGGTGACTTTTGGAGTAGTACAACTACAGAGGGGTCAGTAAACGCATATTATGTTGTAAATTCAACTACTTTACATATTTTCACAACAGGTAAAACTGCTGGTATAAAAGCATTATTTAATAGAGTATTCACAGTAACAGGAACAACTTTAACTTAAAATAAAAACTATGGCAACTTACAGATTTCCACAATTCAATATTGAGATTATTGATCCAACAGTAACAGTAACAACAGTTATTGATAATATCATTGATAAGTTTTGTACTGCTAATGTTATTCTTCAAACACCTTCAACAAACTTTGGAGTAAGTTTCGGAGGTTACACTTATGAAAGCGACTGGAATGACCAGGACATCATTAATTGGGTGAACAATGTAGAACTACCAAAATATGAAGTTCAATAATGAAATATATTTTCATAATAGCATTAGTTTTAATTTCTTGTTCTCCACAGACTAGATTCGATAGACTTATAAAAAGGCATCCTTGGTTACTAACTAAAGATACACTTATAGTAAAAGATACAATAAGAGATACTATACGAATAACTGTACCAGAAGTTCATGTTGACACAGTGGTAGAATATCAAACTTTATACGATACAATTTTTTTAGAAAAAGATCAACTTAAAGTTAAGGTCTGGATGGATAGAGAAAAGAAAGTTTACATTCAAGGAAAGTGTGATACAGTATATATTGTAAAGCCTTACGAAAAGATTGTAGAAAGAAAAATACCTATTATGTATTACGAAAAGACTCCTTGGTATAAGAAGCTCTTAAATAACTTGATAGGAATTTTGTTATCTTTGCTCGTAGTATATATTACGTATAGAATTATAAGAAATTACTTACTATGAAAGCGAAACTTTTCTTAATGATTACCTCTATGATGGCTGTTATTTCGCCAGTTTTTCCAATGATTTACATAGCTATATTAGCAATCTTAATAGACACAGGATTTGGTATATGGAGAAGTGTTAAGAAAGGAGGATGGAAATCAATTAGAAGTAGAAGATTATCTCACGTTATAAGCAAATCATTACTTTACTCAGGAGCGATTCTTTTTACATTTCTAATAGAAAGTTACATAGCAAAGGATTTAATAGCTCAGTTCATCGCTGTTGACCTTGTAATGACAAAAGTAATAGCTTTCTTCTGCGTAGTAGTAGAAGTTAAATCAATAAATGAATCTTATGAGTCTGTAACAGGAAAGAATATGTTAAAGGCTTTAAGAGTATTCATCACAAGAGCAAAGGAAGAAGCAGATAAATTAAAGCAATGATTATCGTATTATTTATTGTATTTCTATTATCTTTATCAGCGTTTTTAAACATTTTAAGAAATGACTACAATTAAATTAGGAAGTAAAGGAGAATCTGTAAAGACATTACAAGCGTTCTTAAAGATTACAGTTGATGGAGTATTTGGTCCTGCTACGGATAAAGCTGTAAGATCATGGCAATTAACTCATGGATTAATAGCTGATGGTATCGTTGGTAGAAATACTTGGGCTGCTATGGGTATATTAAATACTGATAACGCTGAGAATAACGAGATGACTAATGCTTTGGATATTAAGAAGCATTACATGCCTACTAATACTTATTTCCCTGGGCCTGTTAAGAAACAGTGGATATTCTTACATCATACAGCTGGTTGGGAGAATCCTTATCAAGTGATTGATATGTGGGCTAGAGATAACAGAGGTAACGTAGCTACTGAATTTGTTTTAGGAGGACAATCTGTTAAGGATGGTAGTACTAAGTTTGATGGGGAGTTGGTTCAAGCATTCCCAGAGGGAGGATATGGGTGGCATACAGGTACAGGTAATTCTGTTATGCATAGAAACTCTGTAGCTATTGAGGTATGTAACATGGGCCAAATAGTAAATGGAAAGACTTATGTTAACACACCAGCTAAATCGGATCAAGTATTTAAGTTAGCTAAACCATTTAGAGGATTCCAATTCTGGCATGATTACTCTGATGCTCAGATTGAGACATTGAAAGGGTGGATATTATTCGTTGCTGATAAATACAACATTGATATTAGAAGAGGATTGATTGAGCATGTACGAGCTAAGGGAGCTGATGGATTTGATGTGATAGATGCTAAGGCTGAATCAACACCTGGATTATATTCTCATACGAATGTATTAAGAGGAAAGGTAGATATGTACCCTCATCCTTACTTAATTGATATGTTATTATCTTTGTAACATGAGAAACAAGTTAGCAGGAACTAAGAAGGGTAAGAGTAGAACAGCAAAGTTCTATCAAGAGAATCCAGAAGCTCGTAAGAAGCGAGATGAGTACAATAAAGAGTACCATAGTACTCCTGCTAGAAAAAAGTATAGAGCTGTATTACAGGCGATAAATAGAGAGAATGGAACTCATGCTAATCATGATGGAAAGGATGTGGCTCATACATCTAAGACTAAAACTATTTCTCAAGCTCAATCTAAGAATAGAGGGGATAAGAAGAGACAATTCTTTAAATAGAGTATTATTTAAACTCTACTTCTAGTGATACTCCAATAGATGGAAACTTCTCACTAATCTTTTTAAGAAGGAGAAGCCCATGTGGACCTCTCCCTTCTTCTGCTTGTATTAATACTTTAGGCTTAACACCAATCTTTTCAGCAAATGGATCTACATGCATTTTAAAGTGCTGTATTCGTATCATCTGTATAATCTCACCCATATCTTCAGGTGTTATATCTACTAAGTATTTTGACATGATTTATATTTTAGAATGGCAAACTATCATCCTCTTCCATCTGAGCTATAACCTTCTTAGCTGATTTAGGCTCTGGTTTTTCTTTTGATGGTGTGAATGAATCTTCTTCTGATTTGTTATTCTTATTAATTACTCGAATGTTATTGAAGGATATTTCCTTGGATTCTTTCTTCTCTCCATCCTTATCCCATGTTCTAGTAACGATAGATCCTTCAAGGTAAACCATATCACCTTTATTGATTCTATCAGCACGTTCTACGATAGCAGGGATTCCACAAGAGCATCTATGCCACTCTGTTTTATTAATCCACTCTTCACCTTTCTTGTAGCTTTCTGATGTAGCTACGGAGATATTAACGATTTTACCTCCATTGTCGAATGACTTAACGTCAATACTTCCTACATTTCCTAGTAGGATAACTTTGTTTACACTCATTTTTCTTCTTTTAAATTGTTTAAAAATTGTAGTATAGCTCTTTGTGAATGAAGCCATAATACATCTGTCTTTGGGTTATCTTTAAGCTGATAACGTAGCATCTTATATTTAATCTTAGATACATCTGTAGCAAATCCTTTTATATCAATGTAGTAGTCTATATCATTATGCTTGACTACAAAATCCACAGTTAACGTGATAGGTCTTATTGCTTTCTTGTTGTATCTGAAACCATCTATAAGTATTATCTTTTTTTGAAATTCAAATTCAAAGTTTAATTTATTCAATAGGTCGTAGCAAACTAATTCAAGTTTAGAGTCAAACTTAACTCCATTAACTTCTAGCTTTTTATTTCCGTATTTAGTTCTTTTGATCATATAACGTAACTCTCGTCATATACTCTAACTACGATACTATCAGTTGCTCTTATAGGAAACTTAACTTCTATTTTCTTTTTCAATCTATTCTCAATCTTAGTGTTAATCCAGAATAAGAATCTGTCAAATATGTTTAGTTTCTCTTTTATCTTAGCTATGATACGATCTTCATTCTCTTGTTTGTGTTCTTTGTATAGCTCTTGTAAGATTTCATTCTCTTTGTATAGAGAGAAGTCTCTTTCTATTATTGGTCGAAGGCTAGGCTCTGAATAGGTTTCTGGCTTCATTACTTTACCATCAGCCCTAAATATCGCCTGGCCATCAGGACCAACCTTTGACATATTAGATCTATGTACCTCATCAAATAATATGACAGCTCTATCTCCTAGACCATACTCATGGATTGTTCCATAGGTAATGTATAGAATATCGGTAAGCGCATCAGCTACTTCGATAATGTTTTTGGCTTCTCTAAGTTCCTGTACTTCTTCTTCTAGAAGTTTCTGTCTTAGTGTAGCTCTTTTTTTAGATAACATCTTAGGGTTATCTGGGCTTTTCACTCCAAAAGCATTTTGAAAATCAAGCACTTGTAATAATTGTCTTTCCATATTATTTGAATTAAGGTCAACAAATGTAGTTAAAAACTATATTGATAGCAAATTTTGGATAAAAATTTAATTATTTCCATGTTTTCTATAACAAATTTGTATTTACTAAAGTCTCCTTTATGAATGTATTCATCAAATACTTTCTTATATAGTTTTTCTTTTTCAGCCTGTATAAGCTCGTTATTTAACAGTAGTACTGGTATTCTATCTAAATATACTTTTCGTGTCTCAGGAGCTTTGTATTTAGTCTTACTAGGGAATATTACCTTAACGGTTAGGTTGACACAGTATATATCAGGATTAGTCATACTCTTCGTTTACTTTTTTAACTTTTTGTTTGTTGTTTTTTTTATAATATTTAAGTTTAACTGTAAACTTTGGCATTTCTGGTTTTATTCTTCTTCTTCTCATAGCTTACTACTTGGTAACTTACTACTTAGTAACTTTTTTACTTTACTCCAATATATTATTTCATCCTTAGTATTGTGACTATCTAAGGTGGTTTTAACACAGAACATAGCCATATCATGTGCTATAGCTTCAACCATCTTCTTAGACTCTATATTGAAGTGTATAATCTTTACCCAATCGTGATACTCATTGAATATTTCTTCTGCTTTTAATTCAGGTTCTTTCATTTCTTTATAATTTTATCGCAAATAAACATTAAATCCATGGTTTTTACAAGTGTTATTATATCTAACCTTGTTTTTCTTTGAGTAAGTTTATAGAAATCAGGTATTTCAGACCATTCTTTAGCGGCACATTTCTCTTTAATAAACTCCTGTAACCTCATCTTATCTACCATCAGCCAATAATCTTCTGTTTCAAAGGCGAAGTAGTGAGCTTCACCATATAACCAACCAGGATTACCTAAAACATTTTTCAACTCTACGTAGTGGATATTTTCATTAGTAGTATCGTCTGACCTATGCTTTTTCTTCATAGCCTTAACATCAATCTGCATGGTAATAGATACATCCCAATGCTCATGCATGTCTTGTTCTTTAGTTGAGAAGTCTATCTTACCCATGGTTTCTATTGCCTTAGCAAATTTTCTTTCTACTCCTTTGAATAGCTCTACATTTTTTTCGTACATAATTAAAACATATCAAAATTATTATTATCAAATCTATCTATAGAAGTCTGAACTACATCATCATCATAGTCACCTCTTTCATTTTTATTCTTCCATGCTGGTATCTCAGATTCAAACTCTAGCTCTATATCTGCTAGTTCTCCATCTCTATGCTTAGCTAGGTAAACAAATGCTTGATTAGCCATAGGGCTAGTGTCTCTTTCGTTTCCTGGCAGGTAGTAAGCAGGTCTATAAAGGAAAGCTACTATGTCAGCATCTTGCTCTATATCTCCTGATTCTCTCAAGTCACTTAATATTGGTCGCTTATCTGTTCTCATTTCTACTGCCCTAGACAACTGTGCAAGGGCCACAATAGGTATTTTAAGCTCATTTGCCATATCTTTTAGCTTACGAGATACATCACCTACCTCATTAGTTCTATTCTGCGCTCCTGGGCTTGTAATCTTTTGAATGTAATCTAATACAACATAATCCAATCCTTCAGTGTATTTCATTTTGTAAACCATGGATATAACATCTGTGATAGTGAACGATCCTCCTACAATCTTAACGCCTGATGCGGCTATTCTTCTTTTGGATCTTTCAAATCTACCACGTTCCTTTGGAGATAGCTGACCTTTCTTGATTGAGTAGCCATTAACTCCAGAGTCAACAGCTATCAATCTCTTCATGACTTGAACTTCATCCATCTCGCATGATATGAATAAACCTTTTTTGTTTCCTCGTATAGATGCTGTTTTCATAATACCTAATCCCATTTGAGTTTTACCTGCGCCTGGCCTAGCTGCTACAACGATGAGGTTAGTAGGCTGCATACCAGATGTTATCTCATCAAACTCATGATAGCCAGTACGAATGCCTGATACACCATTACTCTCAGATGCTATTCTCATCTTATCCTCTAGCTCATCAAGTAGTGATTGATTGTCGTAGCTACGTTTGTTTATTAGGGCCTTGTACTTGTTATTAGTGATATGGTCTTGAAGAAAGTTAAGTACCTTCTCAGGCTCATAGTCAGCACCAGATGTCATTGATGAAACCTTTTGAGCTAACTGTAAATGCTCATTCTTGATTGAATTACATACTAATACGTTTATAGCATCAGGTAATTCTTTGTGGCCAATAGGAAAAGATATTATCTTACTTAACTGTATTACAGCTTCTTTGGAGAATATTGACTTTGATTTGTTTATTTCAACGATTAAAGAGGTAGTGTTAATAGGATCTTGATTTATGTAGAGCTTATGTACTGCATTGAATACTAGCTTATTGGTAGGGTCAACAAACATAGTCTCCTCTACCTTATCCATTAGTTGATGTATATCACCTGGATTAGCTAATACCTCATGTAGTATAACGTTCTCTGCTCTTATTTGTACATCCATATTAACTTTCTATAAAGTCTTTAATACATCTTGTTTCTTCTTCGTAGATTCGAGATTTCTTTCTGCTTTTGTAGTGGTATACAACTGTTGCGTGGTCTATATTAAGGAGTGCGCCTACTTTAGTAGTTGTGTTATATCTAAAAAACTTTTCTTTATTATCTCTCCACCATAACACAAGGAATTGAACTCTATCTTTTTGGCTCATCTTCCTAGTCTTTTTACCTAGGTTATAACTGCTAACAGCTAGTTCAATTAGTCTATCATAATCTATGTCTACAATCTTTTCTTTTATCCAGTGATTCCAACTCATATTAAAAAAGTTTAGAGGGTAGAATGACCAGCCACTTTCGTAGCTAGTCTCGCCATGCGTTAGTAATTAATTTGTTACTTCTCTCTTTGATTTAGGTGAGCATCCTAAGTAGATGTTGAAATTAAATTGATGCTCTAGAAGTCTTTTATTTCTAGATCTTTTAAGCAACTTATCTCTATGTCTATCTACTATCTCCTGCATCTTATCGTAATCTATCTCGTAAGCCATAAAGTCTATAACTTTTTGACCTTCTTCATTTATTGGAGCTTCCTCTACTAATTTATTAAAGTCTGCTGATGGTGTTGAGTTAGCGTATAATTCAACCAGACAATCCCATATTGCCTGTGATACTTTATCCATTTTCTTCATTAGTCTAAGTTTAAGTTTATAATAAATCCTAGAAGGAATGCTGTTAAGATACAGTAGATTAGAATAAATCTTCTTAACAGATGATTAGGGTTATCTTTATTTTCTGAATCATCAAATACTGAATACATAATAAATAACATTATGAATCCTAGTATAATACTAATCATTTTCCCTAACATCATTGTCTCCTTCATTTTCTAGGTAAGCTATAGATTCGCCAAAGTTATCTAAAAATTCTATAAGCTCAATCGTTGTCTTACCATTTTTATCAACTAAATTTACTACATCAGGGTATTGTTTCTCTAGCGTATCTAACACAGGTAGAGTCATTATCTTGATGATAAGAGGTGCTACTCTATCTTTAGCTTCACTCATTGATTCTATGTCGTTAAGACAGCTTCTCAGCTTGATGTAGAATCTTATTAATGGTTCTCTCTTCTTGTTAGGTATAGATATATTCTCTAATGATTTCTCGAATGCTGTGTATAGATCGCTTAACAAGTCTGTGTTCTCTTCTGCTAGTCCATCCATGATTTGTTTGGTATGATTCTCCATTACCATTAACCAATCCCTTGACTTTCTTTTGAAGTTGAATTTGAAATAAGTTTCATCGCTTATTATCTCATCCATATCATTGAAGGCAGAAGATACTTTTAATACGCAGCGTATCATTTTTACAGTGTCTGACATTGATGGTGTTTCCATTTCTTTTTTTTAGTTGTTAAATAATCCTGCCCACCATAGTAGCAATATGTGTAAAGCTATATCAATTATTGTCGAAAATACATTATACTTTTGATCGACTTTTGTTTGACCATGCTTATACGCAGTATACAATAACGTAATAAACCACATGGAAAATAAAATAATTATTGGTGCTTTCATATTATTCTTTTGGTATTGTTACTTGTAATGTTACACTAGCTTCTCTTGAGATCTTCGCAGGAGCTATTTTCCTGCCCTCTGTGTCCTTTAATTCACCATACCTAGACGCTTCTATCATTAAGGTCTCGATCTTCTTTCTATCGGCTTCTAATTGCTTAATCTTAAAATTTAACTCTACCCACTCAGGATTATCAGAGAAGTCATAGGCTGGAGCAACTGCTTTAGTAGCTACCCAGCATCCATTAGCTTTAGCTTTCTTATCATCTAATGATTTAAGAACTTCAATAGCATCTTCTTTACAGTGTGCCATTATCTCTTTTGATATTTCCTCTAGCTCCTTACCCTTTAGATAAGCATCTATCGGGTCTGTATTCTCTTGTAAGAAAGCTACTGCTGTCTGTTTAATTGTGTCTTTGGTAATAAAGACTTCTTCAAATATTTTAGTCATAATTAATTTTTTAAAGTAAATGCGTGATTATTACATGCTGTCTTAAATGATTCTAGGTTAGTAGGATCTGATAGTTTTAACTGTTCTATTATTGGAACTGCCCATTCTTTAAGACTTGACCTGGTGTCATGTTTCTTTATCTGACCTATTGATTCTTCATAAAGAGAAGGAGATAAAGAGTCATTAAGTTCTTTGTCAATAGCTTCTCTCATCGCTTCTACTGTCATCTTAGCTGTAGGTTTCTTGCCTATTACAGTGATATACTCTTGAGTTACTGCTTCTAATTCTACCTCAGCATCTGTCTTTTTCTTTAGTACTCCTTGAGGATTAGCATCAGGATCTATAACGGATTGTGCTTTTTGTTGCACTTTTGGCTGTGTTTCTTCCTTGATATACTCACCCCATTGGAATCGTAGCTTACCATTAGTATCTTTACATGCTAGGTAATTAACCTTACCATCAGTAAACTGAGAGTGCCATTTCCAATCTCTAAGTTTCAATCCCCACTTTTGTCTACCCTTACCTGATACTAATTCATATTCAGTATCTAATACTAGAGGAATAGATATGATTGGATAGTCATAAAGCTCACGACCTATACCCCAATTGAAGCACGCACGTTTAAATGAGTCAGATGATTCACCTTTGGTAGCTTCTGTCATAGATTCCGTACCTACATCAGACTTCCATACCCATTCACCATTCTCTTCATTATAGATACCAACGTGGCAGAATAGTTTACCATCAATAAGCTCATGTTTACGTTGCCAGTTAAGCGGGCCAACTGCCTGGTCTAATCTCTGCATGTCTATACGAGCTGACTTATACGCTAGTATTGTAGCGTAGCCTTTAGCATTAATTGATTGTACTCTGAAGTCAATGTCCTCAATGGTCAAAGGTCTTGATAATTCTTTTAGGTTCATACTTTATTTTTTATTTAGTTAATACAAATGATAAGTTCCAATTAGGAATAGATGAGTCAATGAATGCTCGCAGTATCTCTTCCTTCACTTTAGCTGATGGATAATGTTTGAATACTGATTTAGCAAGTTTCAATGCTTCTCTATCTTCTTCAGACTTTTTAAACACATCCTTGTTAAGTTCTAATCTTCTCTTGTTTACCTCAGCTTGAACAATAGATTTGTTTTGAGACATTGATCCATCCGTACTTGTTTTTGGTACAAGTTTAACCATTACTCTTTGTGCAAAATGTAATTTCATATTTGTTTTTTAGTTATTAAAATAAATCCTCACTTGATACTTCTACCTTTTGTTTTTCTTTTCTTGATGCTCCTATGCTTGATTGATTACGTAGTGAGTATCTCGATATTATAATATTAATATCTAGGTTTAAGAACTCAGCTAGGAATATGAATACATAAGCATCATTAGGATATGCTCCTCTCACTAGGTTATACACATTCATGTATGAGTGCCAGTTACTCCCTGGCACATCTTGTTTAACCAATTCATCTTGTAGATGCTGAACACGATAGCGTTGCTCATCTAATAGATCTTTGATTCCGATAAACTTGTTTGATAAACTCATTGACTCTGCTAAATTAAAAGTTATTAATCACAAATCCAAACTTATTAACATTTATTTACTAAATATTTGTTTGAATTTTTCTTCTGTACATACTATAGTTCCATCATTAACTACCACATTATCCTTTACTGATATTTCAACTATTGTGTTATATCTATCTTTCATTGAAATAGTTATATCATCATCATTCTGTTCTACGTTCATGATGGAGGATAGGGTAGGTACATCATCTATTAGTTCAATGTAGTAAGGGAAGTCATATACTGCCTTGAGTAATATTTTAAACTTCTCCATGTCGTCAATTTTAAAGATGGCTTGAAGTCTACCATCTGCTCTAAATACCATTGCTGTTTTCATTCTATTCTGATTTAAAGGTTAATTACTTCTTTTTAAACATTTCTCTTACTAAGAATTCATAATGTAAAGGTAGGTGCATACTAAATTTATCAAACATATCCATGACTTCTTCCTCACTATACATTCTTTCGGCTTGCCAATTAGCTCCTTCAATAAAATCTACTGATTCAGTTCCATCGGATTCTTTAAAACTATTTTCATATTTTTCAGCAGCTTCTTCTAATGTTTCTTGTTTAAATGATTTTTGTAGACTAAGTTGTTCTTTTTTATCAAGTTCAGCTTTATCAAGTTCAGCTATAAGATTCATAAGCCTTCTTCTAAGTTCTTTTTGCTCTTTAATATAAGAATCATTTTTTGATTTCATATTTATTGTTTAAATGTTAAAATAATAAATGAAATTGCTAACAACCCACCACCAACTAAAACTGCAAATACAATGTCTCTGATTCCTTTTAACTTTTCATAATTTTCATCTTTCATTCTATTCTGATTTAAAGGTTAATTATTTCTTGTTTAACTTCTTGCCAATATTCCATAGTTGATTCTACATTTGTGTTCAATGGATTTGAATGAGGGTTGCTACTGAGTATCTCATCAACTGCAATCAATGCACATTGTTTAGCATTTTCATTCTGATTTTTTCCATCTAAAGAATAGGATGTGGCTCTTGGATAGAACTTATCTACTAATTCTTTTGCTTTTTCTTTTGTTGTCATTCTATTCTGATTTAAAGGTTTCTTTGTAGTATTGTTCTGCATCTTTCTTCTGTTAATGGTATATCTTGTCCACCATCCCAATAAGCATCCATTATCTGATTCTCAAACATTTTATCTGCTATTTCAACTATATCTTCAGGAACTCCATAAGGAAAATATCCTTCATTCCATAGTTGTTGTACCAACCATTCTACTGCTGTTTTCATATTACTTTGTTTTTCTATATTCTATTTCTTTTTTAATTAAATCTATGTGCCAATCTGCACCACCATACTCAACTACTGCTTCAAGGTAATCATCATCCATATCGCATATCGCAATCCACGATAAAGGTTGATCTTTATTAGGGCCTCTACTACCACGAGCTGCTACCTTTCTCACTACTTCAAAGTCATCATCAGCATATACAGCTATTGGTTCAATCTTATTCATATCCTTAGCACCATACCTCATATAATCCAATCCACCATCTGCCATAGCTAAGTTAGGGCATCCACATAGTACATAGTCATGTCTAGTCCTGGAGATTATTGTCTCACCACATTCTAAGCATTTCACTGCGTTATAAACTAATTGTCTCATATTTTATTTTTTATTACTTGATTGAAATAATCTTTTGCGTTCTCATACTCTATACCATCTCCCTGAGCATCATTAAACCCATCGGTATATCCAGCTTCAAATGCTGCAATTACCCATGATGTAAATGCTGATTTCATTTCTTTTAATTTTTGTAGGTATAATATTCCATCCATTAATTCTTCCTGGAGATGATTAAAGAAGTCATCAGTATTATTATCATGAAGGGTAGTACCATATTTTTTAATACCTACTTCGCTACGTTTATCAAACATTTCTTTCACTTGTTCTACGATAGGATCTGTTGTGGATAGTGAACGAGGTTCTCCTTCCACGAAATACATTGAGGAGTAGTATGAATAAGCTCCTAAGTCATCAAGGATATAATAGGTTATTGGTCCACCATTACCATAGGAATAAGTATAGTCAGCAGGATAATATCTGCCGATAGTTAATCTTGTTTCCAATCCTTTGTTGTCAATACATTTTAAAACTTTCTTTTTTTTCATTTGTTTAATTATTAATCGTTATTATATTCATTTACTAATCTAAAGGCTATCACTAGTATTGCTACTGCGAATGTTATCATTGCTAAATCTTTCATAATTCTTCTAATTCATTATAATATTTCACTAAATCTTCTTCAATCAATTCTAATTGACCATTTAATATCTTTAACATAATATCTACACTATATATTGGAACACTACCTCCTGATCCATAATCTATTGTACATGATATAACAGGAGATCTTAACGCTTGTAATATGTTTTTTTTATCATAGTCTAATCGAGTTATATTATCAATTATTCTTTTTGCTTTTTGATATTTAATATTTGTTATCATATTCTTTTTTTTAAAATTCATAATCTGATATGTCCATGTAATACTCTTCATCTTCCATCTGAGCTACATGATCCTGGGCTATATCTCCATGTAACTCAAACTTATACTTAGGTACTTTTTTTTCTGCTGTTTCAATGTTTCTTAGAATCATCTTTAGCGTATTTCTTAAGTGAGAAATACTCATTTGATCTACGTCAATCATTTCTCCTGATTTCATTTTCCAATAAACTTTTTTTAAATTTCCAGATGTATCCATTTGATTTTCCTTTATTTTTTATACAGCATCTTGAGATGTTGCTTTTGTTATACTTTAATTCTTTTTGAACTTGTGTAGCACTTTTCCATTCTTTAATAAAATTACCTTCTAAATCATATTGAATAATAGGTTTAGATTTTTGTTCAGATACTAATTGCCTATTAGCTTCTGACATACCCTTACCTTTATTACTTAATGAAATTTTATTTTTAGTTTCTAAACTAACTACTCTATTTTTGGAGGCTTTAGACATTTTATCAAGAGTTTCTTGAGAATAATTCTGTCTTTGTTTTCTGAATAAAGCTTTAGTTTCTTCTGAATGTTTAAATCCTATTTGACCATCTCCACCTAACGTCATATTATACCCACTATTAAAAGAATCAAACATCTGTATAAAATGTTTTTCTTTTTCATTTAGCATTAAATTTAATTCATCAATAGGTAACAAAGGAGACTCAAATAAAACTTCATATTCAAATGAATCTAATCCATACTTTTTAACAGCTGAATAAAATTTATTTATTAAAGTTTTTGAGTTGCAAAGATGTTCTCTTTTTCTTTTCTTGGCGTCTATGGTTTTACCAATGTAAGCTTTACCTGATGGGCTTTTGTATCTATATATTATTCCTTTTTTCATACGATAAAAATAAAAAACAATATCCATATAATCAAGTATAACTTAAAATTAAATGATTAAGATCCATGTCATCAACATTAATCTTTTGACCATCTTTAGTCATCCAGTAATAATCTTTTTTATTCATCTTTTTTTTTATTTATTATTTATATTATTGATTTCAACCACTTACTTTTGTTAGATTCTTGAGGAGCTAAGGTGATAACAAACAAGTTATCTCCCCCTCCCCCTCATTGTTGGAAAGATAACTTATTCATCACCACTTACTTCCGTTGAGTTCCAGTATCGCTTGAGGCTGATGTCGGGTGACAAGTTAAGAAAACCCTTCTACATCATTTAAGATAATAATAGCATTACACTATACATGCACCTTGATTCGGTTCTGTTGTTTCGTTACGACACCCGTTGTTTTTAAAGGGAATAAAAAACCCTAGCCACTTCTCACTCTTGACTAGGGTCTATCTATATTAATTGTAATATAAACAACTTAAGTAAACTAATCGAAGAGTGAGTTCGACTTTGCAAATATATAAATTATTTTTTAATTAATTCATCCAAGTGTAATAATTTTCTTCTATCTCCTCAGACATTAGTGTTAAGAAGGTAGGATCATAGTCAAACTTTAAGTTTATATCCATACCTGCTATGTTAAACATCATGATCTGATTCTTAGTGAAGAAGGTAGCACCAGGAAAGAACTCTATCCTAACTTTATTAATCTTTGGTAAGGGTAATCCCTCAATGACATGACTGAATACATCAGCCCAAAACTCATAGCCTTCTTTAGAATTGGACCAGTCGAATAATGACATAAGCTCTACCTCTATATCTTCTGCCTCCTCAAATAAATCTGATGGCTTGTCTACGTTTCTAACGATAGCTTGAACATAAGCTCCTGGTAGTTTATTCTTTAGAAGGTCTATTACTTTCATATCCATATTTTATTGTACTAAGTTAAGAAATTAAATAATAATTGTGTGATTAAAAAACCATATAATGCTACTAAGAAGCTGCCTATAAAAGCTATAAACACTATACAGTATATCAGGTTAATTATTGAGTAAAACATTATTGATGCTCTTGTTATTCTATCTTGCATATCATTTAAAGAATAAGATTACTGAATCCACAATAGAATAAAACATCATAAAAAATATTGAACCTGCGTATATTATATTGAATAACCAGGACACAAATATTACAAACCATATTCCTCTTTCTATCATATTATCTTGCTAATGGTAATAGCATAACGTAAAGTAAATCTTTACCTGTATGCTTGTTGTTAAACTTCTGTAATGCTCCTAGATAAGAGCTTGATTTAATGTTGATGCCAGTGCATAGATCCTCGCCTACCACATAGCAAAAGTGATACGTGTTCATGTTATTCATAATTATTAAATAAATCTTTTATATCTTCTATTGTTCTCATGCCAAAATCATCTGAGCATTCGTTAACCCTATCTTCTATTATCTCTGTAAGGTATTCGTGATACTCCTCTGATTCTATATACCATTCTCTACCATCTAGGTTATCATAGGCACATATATCCTCAAAGTCTACATCTACTACTATTCTTTCCTGATAGTCATCATAGTTCCTTACCTTCCAAGTAAAGTCTAGCTTGAAGAAGAAGTCTCCTAGTTCGTATTCTATATACCCTGTACCATCTCTTGATACTGATAGGTATCTGCTATTCCATAGCATTCTAATATTTTCTTTATTCATCTTCTAAATGTTTTTCAATTAAGTAAAAGGCGATAACAAGTACTGCTACCGCCCATGTTATCATAGCTAACTCTTTCATGTTACATCATTTCATTCTCGTGGCAATAGTAATCAAGGATAGCAGCTACTCTATCTAGTAACTCTTCTTCTGATTCTTTAGCCATGTCAATTACATCAGCCATTACTAATTCATCTCCAGCATAGGAAATGATTAGGTTAATCAATCTTTCTCTCATTTGTTATGGTATTTAATCATTAATAATTCATCCTCCATGTTTGAGTGTATTCTTTCATAAACACTGTCTCTGTCTATTGACTTATCTAATACATCTAATTTCTCTGCATCTGTTAGTGTGTCGTCATCAACATCATCAATATGCCAAAGATTCTTTACATAATATCCAGCATCTTCCAATACTTGAATTGCTTTTTCTATTTCATTCATAATTTTTAATTTTAATTAAACGTGTTCCCATCCTTCTAACTCTTGTAACTCTACTCCAATAGGTCTTAGTCCATAAGGCTCAGCATCTAGGTAGTAATCAAATGTATATCCTATTGCTTCTAGCTCATTTGTTAACCTATTTAACTCTTCGTAAGTATTAGGTGTATCTTCATTGAATGTCTCAAGTATAGCCTGTACATCTTGAGGTATTAATTCTGGTGTCTCAAATAAATCTCTCATAACTTTTAATTTAATATTCTAACTCTAGTAACTTAATAGCATCTAATAGCTCTATTATCTCTTTTCTACGAGACTTTGATAGGTTCTTCAATAGATTATCTACCTTGTGTTGTTTACGTTGTTCTATGAGGCTAATAATAGCATCAAATAATTTCTCATTCATAATCTATATTTTTTAATTTCTGTTAAGTAATAGTCGTACCAATCATTAAATCTATCTTGTATCTCTTCTTTATATGTCTGTACTCCATCTACTGGATCGTCAAACATATCATCTTCATTGTTACAAATGTCTCCTGATTCGTACAAAGTTCTTGAATGAGCTAACTCACTAGCTAACTCAATTACATTTATTTTTATTTCCATAATTTTATATTGTTGATAGCGAACATTTTAAATATGCTTACCTAAACTAATACGTTAGATAAGATGTAACCCACAATACATATTACTGTGGGTGCTAACATGATTATTATATTATTCTTCATCTTCTTCATCTAAGCTATTAAAGAACTCTGTTATCATATTTTCGTATTCCATAAACTCTTCTCTACATTCTTTAGATGCAAGTAAAGAAGCTAACACCTCACTTGTAATATTACTTGGGGTGTAACCGTACTCCTCTGCTATCTCTAATGATTCTCGTAGTGATGGGTCTCGTTCCATCAGATACTCCATTGCGGTAGTGTAGTATATTACCTCTACCTCGAAGCCTCTGTCATTTTCTATTGCTTCATAGACATCATCGAATGAATTAACTTCTTCTGCATCAATATGATACATAATATCAATGTGATTCATTTTAATTTCTTCTCTAAAGAATTTCTCAATTTTTTCTGATCGTTTCATATTACTTTGTTTTATTAATTAATACATATCTCCATCCTCTGTAAAGTCGTAGTCATTGTATCTCAATGCTTCTGCTATCTGTTCATCTGATGTGAAATAGTCATATTCTTTTTCTAATGTTCTATATAATTCGCTGCATATATATTCGTATTCTTCTATGATGAATGCTTCAAAGTCATCTGCAAATGATTCTAACCATTTATAAAAGTTAGTGGTCCAATGTAAGTCACCATTATCTACCTCCCAATAGATTGAATGACTACAACACCCTTCATGATTGTAATGACCTCTATGTATTCCTTTAGCACTAACAGATACATTATTTAATATCCATTGTTTACGCATAGGAGATAGAGGTTCTGTACCTATTAACATTGTATCTAAGAACTTATTTAACAGATCATCTTTAATACCATCGTATTCAAACATCGCTCCATCTCCTTGACTCCAAAAGCCTGAATAGTATATTCTTGTCGCATCGAATCCTTTACTAGGTATCTCTTCATTAATCCAGTCCTCAATTATAAACTCGTGCCAGTCATGATGTACGTTGATGTCTCTATTCTTACTTAGTACTTTATCTTGTACCTCTTTACTAAGTTCATCGAACTTGTATAGCTTTACTTCTACTGTTTTCATCTTCTAATGTGTTTAGTTGTTGATTTTACCTTACCTCTACCATACGCTTCGCATGATTTACTTGTTTTGCATGATGCTAACACTACGATTGACACCATGAATACTACTAACTTTTTCATATTACTTTGTTTTATTTGTTTATTAATTTACCTACTTTGTGTACTGATTCCATGTTGATATTATGACAACCTATCTTTAGTGTACCATTGATGGAGTTAACTGTATAGTTACTGATTCTATGACCACGAATATCTACACCATTACATATTGCTTTGTATAGTGTTCTCGCTTCGTCTACTGATACTTTGACGTATTGTGATGTCTCTACACATTCACCATCCCTAGATAGTCTAAGATAGTCTGTTTCACCTATTCTGAATGAGTTAACTTCGTAGTTATAGAACTTAGTTAACGTTTCTTTGATTTGTTTTTGTTCCTTGCGTTTCTTTGCTAGTTCTTGTTTCTTCTTTGCTGCTGATAATTTCTGCTGATACTGAACAGAATCAACATTTAAAGCCTTGACAATAGCCTTGATCTCTTTGTACCTAACATCTTTAGGTATATTCTTATTCTTAGTGTATTGGATGAACTCATTAAGCGAAGCCCATAGAGATAGTATTTCATTGATATAGTTCTCTGGCTTCCTTGCGGTCGCTAACTTATCTTTTAGGCTTAGTACTTGATTATATACTAGACCTATCTCGCAACGTCTTGTAAAGAACTGTTTGTATTGTCGTGTGCCTGACCCAACATAAGATATATGTTTATTAGTAGTGCTACTATAACCTGAATTATTGATAACGATTGTTTTGTCGTCTATAAACTCAGCTAATAAGTAATGATAACCATAGGAGTATATCTTATCTCCATAAAAGAATACATTGCCTGACCTACCTTGAGGAGTTTCTCTTTGTGCGAATGCATGTACGCAATCTTGTGCGTTACTAAATACTGTTTTCATGTTTACTTTGTTTTATTTATTATTATTACTTTACACTTAACATAGTGATACAATACACTACTACTGCAACATACGAGGCTGCAATAAATCCTAATCCTAACTTTTTCATCTTACTTTGTTTTATTTATTATTAAATTAATTCTATTAAAAAGGGGTTGACTGATTCTGATTCACTGAATAGTCTAAGGAACTCGTCTTTATCGCAGAATACTCCTCCCATATCCTCACTAAATTGTTGTCCTTCTTCGATGCAATCGGATGGTATCGCATCAAGATAGGCGTAACCGTAACTATTTGCCCACAAACAAACGTAATCTGTTTTTGTGTTCATTGCATCATTGATTTGTTTTTCTGTTAGCATATCTAATACGCTAGTCAAATTGTCTCTTGTTATCATTACTTTACTTTATTACTTTATATTTATTTCTGTTACTTTCCACGCTATTGAATGCGGTATAAACCTTATCTATTGCATGGTATTTTGAGTGACAATAAACGGAAAATATCCGATTGCCTACCTTAACTTTGTATACTTGTTTACTTTCCATTATTCATCTCTTTTATTATCCAATCAGCAAAATAAAATGCTAATACTAGGATTTCACTAAATAGAATTAGTAACCATATTACGAGGTTACCTTGCCATAATTCCCAACTGTTATAAGTTAGGATAATTGCTAGACACAGTAAACCTACTACGCCTAGAGAAAACAATTGTTGTTTATTCATATTACTTTATTTGAAATTTATAAAACGCTTACCTACAATACGCATGATAGTGAACCATGCTAAAAAAGATCTATTTGCGGCTGTGTGCTAACTCAATAACACACAGTCTTATAATTGATAGCCACGTTAAACCGCTATCCCTCTGTTAATCCGTAACTAATCTTTACCCTTTATTAGTTCGTGTTGACACAACCCACCTGAGTAGTGTAGTATGTGCCGCAGCTTTGGATAGTCCTTATACTTCATCCACTGCCCTAGGTATGACTTACCCCGTTAATGTTTATAGTCTTATCAATATGTCAAAGAAAAGATTTTAAAGGGACTTATTTCGCCCTCCTTTATTCGTTAATTTATCTAGTTAGGAACTAATAACAAACTAACTTGTAAAGGTTTTAAATTTACCTAGTATGCAGGGCAGGAACTAGATAAAAGTTTATTTTAATACTAGTACATTCGTTTAATGTACTTTTTTAGACCTGCGTAATTAATCCAATAACTACGCAGGTTATAAAACTTTTTTAATGCTCGAAAGTAAAAATTTCCCTTTCTTGAATGTTTGAATTTACGTACTTTGTTAGCATTAATTCGCGTTTTTCATTGAATAATTTTTGCCCTACGTAATAAGGTACAAATTTACCTTTACTAGTTTGTATTGATTTTATCGACTCAATGAATTTATACAATTTACTGTCCTTTCTTGCAAGTTCAATTATCTCATAAATTGCGGTCATTTTAATACGGTCGAACTCTGTAAATTTATCTGATAAAGGTCGATTAATTAAATTAATACCTTTACAATCAATAAACAATTTCAATGCGTAGCCTAGTTTATTACATTCTTCTTTCATTAAACGATTTGTTTCTACTACGCAATTATTATAACTCGCCTTGTTTTTTACTTTGTTTTTTACCGTTTCTAATTTGTTACGTTTCTTTGTTTCTTTCTTTGCTTCAGATAGTAAATTGATAGACTTACTTTCTAATTTTGTCTCATTTAATTTTTTGTACTTTTCAATTATTGAAAGAACATCATTGAAAGACTCACTTTCAACCATTTTAGAACTGTTTTTAGTTCTGTTGTTAGTTCTGTTGTTAACCACTTTGTTAACCGTTTTTTCTGTTTTGATAACTGTTTTCATTTTACTTTGTTTTTTAAATTATTACTTTGTTTTTCGCTCGAATCAACTAGACGCAATTCGATATACAAATATAAGCATAATTAATTAATTACAAACAAAGTTTAATATATTTTTTTTAGTTAAACTATAATTTTTTTAGTTTGTAGTTTTTTTATTAGTTTTTTATTTCATCCTGCATTATTTGTTAGGATGGATGGCAAATTATTTCAGTAGGTTTTTTTTATGATGATAACTACAATTTTTAGATAAACGTAAATGGTTTACGGTCATGTATTAATGCAACAATATTGCAATAAAATAAATAGATATAGTACAAAGTACAATAAGTATTGAATGGGCCGCAAGATGATCTAGTAATGGTACAAAGTACAATAAGTAAAGATAGTTATCGAGCTGCAAAGGTGGATGTTCGATTTGCGCTTTTCCTTTTGAGAAGTGGAGGGGTAGGGTATGCGTGTATAAGACCTCTGTGGATACGTATCTTTTATTTTCAACCTCTGTAGATACAGATTCTTTTTTCGATCAACTATATGCTTAGGGATATAAATTAATTAATTCTGGCCGCTTTATATTACATTGCATATAATGTCCAGTTTTCTGTGTAATAAACTTGACTTATAAAATTCTCTGGGCCGCATGTATAAATGGTTTCAGCTTAGACACATGGTATTAAAAGGGTGGAGGGGTACTAGTACTAGGGTGGGTACTATTTTATATACGGGCCGATTAGCTGAATGCTGATTGGCAAGTATCATTTGTTATGTTAGGAATATACTATATAAGTAACTTTCTTTAAAGGCTTGTTATTGCTAGATTGTCTGTACCCACTAAGTCCTAACATTTTGTTGGTAGTTTGATGGAACAAAGTAGGGGTCTATTTAACATAATATCAGGAAAAAGGAGAAGCGGCTTATCAATCATTGTGCCATAGTTAATTATTCTTAAATAGTTTGGTAATTAAATTTATAGTTCTTAGCTTTGATTAAAATTAGTAGTATGAGTAAGCAAACAGCAGTAGAATGGTTAGGACATGAAATAAATAAAATATACACAGAAATTCCCGATCAATTATTTTATGATGTAGCATTGTTATTACAACAAGCAAAAGAAATGGAGAAAGAGCAAATTAATAATGCACATTATGAAGGTAGTGAAAATTACAGGAGACAATATTACAACGAAACCTTTAAATCAGAATAGAATGAAAGCAGAAATAGCAGATTGGTTTATAAAATTTTTATATAAAAACCATACTCATAGTTGGGATATATTTAATGATTCATATAAGCTTATAGATAAAAAATTGCTTGTTCCAAAAAAATGTAAATATTGTCAAATTGTAGAATGGAGAACAATTTTAGAAAAATAAATATGGAAAGAATTACACCTAAAGAAAAAGCAAAAGAATTGTTTGATAAAATGTATCAGGTTTTTGTTGATGATGAAGATCAACATTTCGTTGATGTATCTAAAAGAATATCTAAAAAAATGTTATTTATTTTAGTTGATGAATTTCTTTATAAGCCAACTCCAAAACAAAAAACATATTGGCAACAAGTAAAAAAAGAATTATTAAATTTTAAATCAGGGATATGTTGTCCAAATTGTAATGAATCTGAAAACATCCATGTCAACTATGATTATTCCAAAGAGAATAAACCTGTAGAATCTTATTTATGTAATGAATGTGGTACTTTTTTTACAAGTAAATTGAATTAAATATGGAAAGAATAATTGATTATAAGATGATAGCTTCTCTCAGTGATGATATGAAGAAGTTAATAGTAGATGTAGCTATAGAGGCTTATCTTGATGGGTTAAGTGATGGTGTAAGTGTAGAGTCAGGAGTAGTTAGTGATAACAGTGCTAAGTTCATCAGTGAGATGACTAGTGAGATAGGATTTAAGCTATAGTGTTTACACTAGATAGTTTACTGTAAACAAGAAGGAATATGAGAGGATTTACTAAGAATGGTGTTAACCTAGATGTATGTGCTTACTGTAAGTGTCCTATTGATGAGTATAGTGCCACAACAGATCACCTTTACCCTAAGAGTAGGGGAGGTAAGTTAAGTAATGATAATAAGATGCCTTCCTGTGGAGACTGTAATAAGTTGAAGGGGAGTATGGATATAGAGGAGTTTGGCAGGGCCTTGAATGGTCTTATCTTCTATGAGCATGTTAAGCATAAAGAAAGTATAGCTTACCTCAAGAAGGTTAAGTTAAATGTAGAATCAATAATTAATAATAGAAAGAAATGACAGATAAAGAAAAAGTAAAGATCTTATCTAATTGTTTTGAAGAGGTAATATGGATGGCTATAAGATATGCTGATGGCCGACATACATTCGCTCCTTCAACAGTAAGAGATGCTGTGAGAGATTATCAAAAGGTAAATCCAGAGTGGAAACCTAAACATGATATAACAATAGAGAAGCCTACTGAAGATATGCTTGGAGGGATTTCCTTTGAATCAGATTACCTATGGGATTTATTTAAAAATGTAGAAGATGAGTCCGAAGGATAAAGCAAGAGAGCTAGTAAATGATTACTACGTTCTATTCAGTATGCTATTAGAGAATACTATATCTGAGTATGAGGCAGCTAAATGCGCTTTATTAAATGTAAAAAACACAATAGAAGCTCTTAAGTTTCATAGCTGGCAAAACAGAAATGAAATAGAATACTATGAAGAAGTTAGACAAGAATTAAAGAAATATGAGTAATATATTATACGACATGATACTAATGGAGGCTGATAGGATTAGCTTCTATAAACAAAAAGACCTGGAGCTATTCTACAAGGATAAGTATGGTAACATAGTTCCATTGGCGCACCCTTACGATGATAACGTACAGGAAGTACTTAAACAACTGCTTAAAAGAAAGCGTATGAGATACTTTCTTACCTTTGCCGAAGGATTAGATTTAATAAATGAACTTAGTAAGTCAACCAATAGGCTGCTTACCTTCTTCGCTCAGAATATGGGTTATGACAATAAGTTGAAGGAATGGTCTGTTAGAGATTTACATGATGCCTTAGGTACAGACATGAAGTTTTTAATTAAGTCACTTAGAACGCTATGTGAGAAAGATATTATTAGATTTGTAGTCGTAAAAAATAAAAGAACATACATGGTTAATCCAGTTTACTTTTACAGGGGGTCTATAAAGAGTCTATTCCTAACAGCTCAGAAATATGAAAAAGAATTTCCAAAAAGGGGATTCGATCTAAAAGAAATAAAATGAATTTAATAAAACACTCAAAGAACGTTCACGAATTAAAGGTAGAAGGACCTGAATTTAGAATGGCTATGTTATCAGATTTACATTGGGATAATCCTAAATGTGATTGGGTAATGTTGAAGAAAGACTTAGATTATTGCGTATCAGAAAATATCCCCATCATGGTTAATGGGGATTTCTTTTGTTTGATGCAGGGTAAAGGGGATCGTAGGGGTAACAAATCAGATATACGCCCAGAACATAATAACGCTAAATATTTAGATAGCGTAGTAGAGACAGCTGTTGAATGGTTTACCCCTTACGCCCACTTATTGACTGTTATAGGTTATGGTAATCATTGTACCGCTATAATCAAGTGGCAGGAGACAGATATACTACAGAGATTCGTTGACTTACTTAACTACAAGTGTAAGAGTAATGTTTATACAGGTGGATATGGTGGATGGTTTATAGTTAACTCAGAGTTTAGAAGTGGCACAAGAGCTACTACTAAAATTAAATACTTCCATGGATCAGGAGGTGGTGGTGTAGTTACCAAGGGAGCATTGAACTTAACTAGAGCCTTAGAGATGTATGAGGGGTTTGATGTATTTACTATGGGCCACATTCATGAGAATAGCTGTCGTAATGACGTAAGAGATGTAATAGATCATAGTGGTCATAAAGGATATAGCAATGGTTTAAAGGATATTCATCTTATGCTTACTGGCACATATAAGGAGGAGTATGAAGATGGCAGCAAGGGATGGCATGTTGAGAGAGGTGCGCCACCTAAGCCTGTTGGGGGTAGAATACTTACCATAAGCCACAGAAGAGATAGAAAAGGAGATTTGGATAGGACATTAAAACAAATTGATAGCACTAAATTTCCGTTATGAGAATAAATGCGCAGATAGAAGAGATGTGTGGTGTAGTAGAGATGTATCTCTTCGTAAAGAAGCAGGTAACTGTTAGAATTGTGTTTAATGATAAGGAGAGTGAGGAACGTCACATTCAGCTATTACACCAGGCTTATGATGTCGCTGTAAACTTCTTCACCTTTGGTAGATAATTTTTTTATATCTTTGACAAAAAAATAGTTATGAAAGAAAAATATTGGGCCTCTAATCCGAAAAAGAATGGAAGCTACGTTGACAAGGGAAGAGTGGAAGGGAGACCTGCTGCTGCTCCTACGTTAAATGATGAAGCTGCCACATCGAAGGTAACTTTTAAGTTACAATATAAAAATACTAAAGATAAAAAATACTGCGACTAATGAAAAGAAATGCGTTAAAAAAAGCTATGATGTCAGAATACATGGGATCTGAAGCTGAAGAAAAGTACTCTTCTAAAAAAGACAAAACTAAACACGAGAAAGGTGAGTCTAAGAAGAAGGAAATGAAAGAAAAAATGATGTCTAAATTTAAAAAGAAAAAATAATGAAAAATCTAAACACAGCACTTAAATCGGCAATGGCTAAAGCTAAAATGATGAAGGGAGAAGAGAAGATGGAAAAAATGCCAAAAGGAAAATCTCTTAAAGTTAAGGAAACTAAAAAAATGAAAAAATACTAATGCTTAACAAAACGTCAGGCATAGATCCTAAGCTAGTTCAGAAGGCTTACGAGAAGGTTAAGTGGATGAAGAAGAATAAGAAGAAATCTGATACAGGTTACTACACTTCTGATGACATAGCCGCTAAGCAATCTGAAGCTACTACAAGAGATAAGGGATATTAATTACCCCACCGTTATGAGAATAACGGAAACTCCTAGTTCTCAGGTTCTAGGATAGGTTCACTCCCCCTTATGATGAGATAGTCATAAGCCTAAGCCCACTAAATAAGGTGGGCTTTTCTTTTGTCACTAATATTTACTAAATTTGTGACATGAGTAAAAGAAATAAAGAGGTACTCGAAATTCGCACAGAAGAATGGAAACCTTCACATGCTGAATTTGATTATCCACAATCATTTGTTAATTGGATAGATTCAATTAATAGCGGATGGCAGAATAAGATTTATCACGAGCCATTTGAAATCTACTGTAGGCAAGCAGACCTATGGCTTCAGGATTATTCCGACATACTAGATTACGATACAGAAGATGACCAGATAGAGTGGCTTCTACGAGAGATACAGCGATGTAAGGATAATACCTTATACTTCTGTAATAAGTACGGATATATCAAGGAGGATAGGTCTGAGAATGGTATGCTTTTATATCAAGCCTGGGATGCTCAGAAAGTATTACTATTCCTATTCGACTGTGGTTATTCGCTTATGATTGGTAAGGCCCGACAGATTGGTTTTACCACTACCATGTGTCTAGCAGGAATGAAACGTGTAAACTTCAATAAATCATACTTCATTAAGTTTGTTACTCACTCTAAAGATAAGGGCGTGGAGATATTTAGGGATAAGGTTAAGTGGACATACACTAAGCTGCCTGATGTAATAGCTCAAGAGGTTAAGAACTGGACAGACCAGGTGATGTCATTCGATAAGAAAGGAGATAAGAAAGGTCGAGAGGATGGTGGTGCATCACGCTTCCAGGTAGATACTCCAGCTGTAGATGCTATCAATGGTGGGTCTCCATCAGCGGTATTCATTGATGAGATTGGTTTATTTGAGATATTTGGTGAGATGATGAGGGAAGGTAGGCCAGCCTTATTTAAGTACAATCCTGATACTAAGAAGATGACTATGCAGCAACAGTTCTTAGCCTGGGGTACAGGAGGTGAGATGGATAAGGGAGGTTCTGTATTTGAATCTGAATTTAAGATGTGTCTTAAACAATGGAAAGAAAAAAACTATGACTATGGTATTATACCTCTATTCTTTAATGCTTACGCAAGGCGAGGCGTTAATGATGCTCACATTAATAATGAGAGAAAGGCTTATTTGGCACTAGAAGGAACGAAGAAGGGCGAAGTAGCTAAGGTTCAGTTCCATCAGCATTATCCTATCACGATAGATGACATGTTCCTACGTAAATCACGTACTTTAGTACCTATTCACACCTGTAATCAGCGATTAAATGACATTTATGGTATGGATAAGACACTAGATTACGGATTCTTTGAGCCTATACTAGATTTTAGTAGGCCAACACCTGATTTATTGACTGAATATAAGATTATAGGAGCTAAATGGGTGTCAACAGGTTCTAGGGAAGATGTATCTACCTCAGCTGTGATTATTCATCACCCACCAACAGGGGAGAAATGGAAGAATAGGTGGTATCAAGGTACTGACCCCATCAACTCAGAGACAGGACACTCTATGATGTGTAGTGCTATATGGGATTCATTGACTAATTCTGTGTCATCTGTGGTATTCCATAGAGATAGAAAGTTCAAACAGACGTATCTACAGGTGTTATTACAAAGTTTATACTACGATCAGATAGGAAAAGGTGGTGTTAAGGAGCTAGTAGAGAATAACATAGGGGATATGCATGTGGATTTTCAGGAGATACATGGATTTAAGAGTAAGTTTACCGCTAACGCTCAGCTTCCAGAGTATTTTCATACGCATGGAGGGAAATGGTTTGGTATATCGAATAAAGCTAATACAGCACCTAGGATTATCGCTAAGTTGGAGGAGTTGTTAGAGGCTTACATGTATAACATAGATATTCCTTGGTTCTGGGAGCAATTAAAAACTTTTGTGGAGAAAGATTTAAAGAGTACCACTAGCCACAGGCAGACGAGGTATCAGGCAGCTGATCCTAGGTATGATTATGATGATAGCATCTTCGCCATAACCTTTGCGTATATAAATAGTATTGCTCACGCTAGATATGAGCCAGAGAATGTGAAAGCAGAAGGTGGATTACCTAATGTGGAGATACGATTTGTTCAGACGAAGGAAACGAATTATAGACTAAAGAAAGCAAGAGTTGATAAGAACACAGGTAAGATATTAAAAATACTTGATTAAAATTTATCGTATATTTGTAGAAATTTTAAATTAAATAATATGCCAGTAGGATTAACAGTTTTAGACATAGACACAGATATAATAAATCCATTGAATGGAACTAGTGTAACAGTAAGTGGAGTTCCTATTGATGCTCCTACTTCAACACCTGCTCCAACTCAAGGAAGCAATTTAGCAATTGGAACAAATGCAATGTCATCTATTGTAGCTGGAACTGCAAACATAGCTATCGGAGAAGATTCTTTAAAAAATTATGATTCTGCCAATGAAAATCTAGGATTTAACACCGCTATAGGTGTAAGATCAATGGAAGATACTACTTATGGTGATTATAATGTAGCTATTGGATTTGAAGCTATGAAAAAAAATATTGGAGGTCAATCTAATGTTGCAATTGGTTATCAATCATTAGGGAGTTCGACTTTATCACCAGTTCCATTTGGTAATGATGCAAACATAGCTATTGGGTCTCAATCGTTAAAACAAGTTACCGCAGCAGCTGGAAATGTATGTGTTGGTACTAGTTCTGGAGAACAAGTATCTACTGGTCTTTGGAATTGCCTTTTAGGAACTGCTGCTGGTCAGTTATTAACCACAGGTAGCAATAATATATGTATTGGTTATCAGTCTGCTGCACCTACTGTAACAACATCAAATTCAATAACACTAGGTAATTCATCGCATACTGTAATTCGTGCTGCTGTAACAACAATCACATCTCTTTCTGATGCTAGAGATAAAAAGAATATCGAAGAATCTAAATATGGTCTTGATTTAGTTGAGTCTCTTAAACCTGTTACATTTGAGTGGGAAACTAGAGATGGTGGTAAGAAAGATATTAAAGATTTAGGTTTTATAGCACAAGACTTGAAAGAAGTAGATGATGATTATTTAGGATTAGTATATGATGAGAATCCTGAAAAGCTAGAAGCTAGTTATGGTAGATTAATTCCTGTATTAGTAAAAGCTATCCAAGAGTTATCAGAAGAAGTTAAACAATTAAAAAATAAATAAAATGCCAATACAACAATTATCAACTTATAGAAGAGGTGGTTCAGTTTTAGAGAGAAACGAACAATTAATAGTAACAGATATTGCTAATATCATAGCAGCTGTTAACGAAGGAGGAACAGGAGAAGTAATAGGAACTAGTATATGGGCTAATGGCTTTAGAGTTGTTGGTTGTATAGGAGAGAATATATTACTTCCTGAGAACTCTAACTTAGAATATACAGGACCTTTGTCAATCTGTGTAGGATATAGTATCACAGTACCTGTAGGTACAACTTTAACAATTGTTTAATAATTAAAATAAAATAAAATGAGTCAATTAAACACCAACGTAATAGCTCCGTTAGGATATACAGGGCCAAATCTACCAGGAGATAATAACTTTGTTCAAGTGGTAGATAATGCTGGCACTACTATATTTAAAGCTGGTGTTCAAGATAATGTATCTGTAGGAACTAATGCTTTAGATTCTGTTACAACAGGTCAAAGAAATATAGCAATAGGAAAAGATGCTTTAACAGCCGCTACCACTTCTTTAAATAATGTAGCGATAGGCCATAATACATTAAAAAACATAACTATAAATAATACAGGTGCTGTAGCTGTTGGCGCGTGGGCATTAGAAGCTAACACAGCTGGAGGAACAGCGGTAGGTTATCAAGCAGCAAGAAATTCATTAGTTCAAATAACAGCTATAGGGATAAATGCTTTAGTTAGCTCAACAGGTATTGGAAATACAGCTGTAGGTAGTAGTGCTGGATTTAATAATACTACTGGAACTCAAAATACATTTATAGGTGCTGCGGCAGCTGCTGGGAATACTATAACAGGAAGCAGCAATACTTGTCTTGGATATAGTTCTGGTGGTTTTATTGATACTGGAAGTAATAACACATGCCTTGGGTACAATGCTCAAGTTTCTGGATCAGGTGCTTCTGATGAGTTTATATTAGGAAATGCTAATGTAGCTGTATTAAGCTGCGCACAAACTACAATTACATCTTTATCTGATGCGAGAGACAAAAAAGAAGTGGAAGAATTGCCTGTTGGATTAGATTTTGTACAAAAACTAAAGCCTGTTAAGTTTGTGTGGGATGATCGTAACGAAGAAGGTAAACATGACATTAAAGATTTTGGATTTATAGCACAAGATTTAAAAGCTGCTCAAGAAGAAGAAGGTGTTGCTGATTATCTTAAATTAGTTTATGAAGCTAATCCTGATAAATTACAAGCTAGCTACGGAAAACTGATTCCTATTCTTGTTAAAGCTATCCAAGACCTTTCTGCTAAAGTAGAAGCATTAGAAGCTCAATAAATCAATCAACTATAAACGATTAAGCCTCTCTTACGGGAGGCTTTTTTATTTTATATCTAAGGCATACTGAGCTATCAACACCTTGCTCTTATCGAATCCTATACCTTTATTCACCCATAGTATTCCATCATCAGAGTTTACTTCTTTAGCATATAGATTTAGGTTATCTAAAAAATACCTCATCTCTCTTTTATTTAATAGCTTATGAGATAAGCATTGGTATCTATGTAAGTCATTATATATTCCTTTCTTAGCGTTATACCAGTACAAGTGATACTCTGACTTTCTTCTTTCATGTTCAAATGCAGCGAACACGTATGACTTAGTAATAAAGTGATCTGTCTTATTATCTATTACTTGCTTGAGTTTATTACTCGAATAAGCTGAAGTTGTACTCATCTATTCTATTGTTTAGCATTAGAGTAGATTCCGTATCAAAATACTTCGTTTCTATTATCTCGTAGGAATCATTCTCTTCATTAATCCAACAAAGATATGATTTTCCAATTTTTAAACTAGTGTTTTTCTCAATTATTTTTTTGTATATGCTTAATTGTAGTGAATAAGTGTTGTATTCGCACTCTTCTAAGTGATTTAAACCATTAATCATCTTAGCCTTATACTTACTCTTCATATTGATCTCTTTATTCGTCTTATAATCCCATATTTGAAGTTCATCTTCTTCCATGTTATAGAATAATTTATCAAGCATTCCACATACACCATAGGTATCATCTCCTACTACAAGCTCTGCTCTCACTAAGGCTAATATATTCTTATAATCTTTATGGAAGTCCTGTAACATTTCATATAGCTTATTTGTTACATATTCATTAGGATTATATCCTTTACTCTGGAACATTAGTTCAGCGCACTTATGAAGCTCTGTACCTTTAATCTGAGATGTTATTCTCTTATCATCCCATTCAGCTATTACATCATCTTTAGTTCTACCATCACGTTGAGCTACTTTATGGGCCATGATGCTTGTCTCAAACTTCTTCTTATATCTTCCGATAAGTTCAGTTGTTGATATACATCTTCTACCATCAAGGTAATAGGAATGATCTCCTTCATTAAAGACCACGTTGTTGAACTTGTTAAGTTCAGTTATTATTTCGTACATATAAAATTTTTTGAGCCAAGACATAGAATCGAACTATGTGTTCTCCGACTTAAAAGGTCGGGCTTTACCACTAAGCTACTTGGCTATAAAAACACGCTCCTAAGCATTCTACTCCCAGCACGAGGAATTGTATATAACTTAGCCCGTTACTCACCGCTGTTCGGGTACTTAGGTTTACGTGTTTATGCAACTTTTAATATGCCCGAAAGAGTTGCTAACTTTGACTGGCTTACGATCCAGCAACTAGAGTGTGCGCTGGCAAGTAAACTGTCCTTACACATCGCCTTGGTTGACCTACGACTCCTTGTACTTCGGAGACAATTTCTTCTACCTCTTCAAGTAATTCTTTCATAGCTATCTCAGCTTCTAAATCATCTTGATATGGTACAAATCTATTTGCTAAAAAATATTGATACGGACAATCCTGTGGCACATCAATCTCTTCTAACTTATATCCTAAGCTCATTCTGTTGTGGGCCATTTGCTTTGCATCAATGACTGTATAAACTTCTCCAGCTTTAATCCAATACTTAACAGGAAAGTCTTTTGGCATCGCTTTATCGTTTCTACACACAACTTTTAAACTCATAATTCTTAGCGGTTAAAAAAGGGAGCTACTATCTTCACTCCCTCAAAACAAAGTAATAATCATGAAAACAGTATGAAAATCATCATGATGAAGCAAAGTTATAAAACAATTTCTAACCAAAAAATATTTTAACACTTTTTTAGATTTAAAGTTTAAAAGAGAAAAAAAGAAAAACAAAGAAAAAAGTTTAATAAGAAAAAAAGTAAACAAAAAAAGAATTAATCAAAAAAGAAAAACGATTATATATATTCGTATATATATATAAATATATATACTCTATACATAATCTAAAAAGAAAAAAAGAGAAAAGAAAAATAAACAAAAATTAAAATTAAATCATAATAAATTATAATTTAATCTTAATCTTTATTTCCAAAAAACAACTTTAGAAATTTTTTATATCTTTGTAGAGATTTAACACAGTGTTAAGTTTTATTATTAACTACACAGATAGAAATATCAGTGACTAAATTTTTTTAATTATGAATTTTAATTACAAACTTCCAAAGGTTCAAGAGTTAGATGGTATCTCTGTCTTGAACACACCAACAGCTGCTACTGATGTTGTTTTAGACAACGGAGTATTAACTGTTAAAGATGAGACAGGTGCATCTGCAATTACGATTAAAGCATGCGACTTGTTAGGTTTTCGTTATGATGCTCAAACAAATGGTACTGCTAATGTAGTAGACGTTGAATTAGCTGCGGTTGTATTTCCTTTAGGAGGAAATGTTCCTTTTGCTTTGACTGTATCTGCTCCTTACGTACAAAACTTCTTCGGAGGTGGTCAAGAGACTAAAGCTGTTTACATTCCTAGAACTTACACAGTTTCTGTTGATGCTAACCCAACCGTAGCTGAATTACAAGCTGCTTTTATTGCTCGAATCAACTCTGATCCATCTGCATACTTTACTGCTTCTGCTGTGGGAACTAAAGTTCGTATAACATCTATTTCTCCTTTAACTGGTCAATTGTTTGTTGAAGCTCCTACAGGTTCTGTTATTACTCAAGCTACTGCATGGGTTGCTCCAGTTGGATCTGCTACTGAAGTATTACGTTACATTCCTAACTCTGCTTTAGTTACTGGTGTTTATAATCGTTACATTATCTTACACAGACAAGTAATTCGTCACAATGCTGTATCTGGATTAGGTGTAATTAGAAATTCAACAGCTTTAGTTTACTTAAACACTGCTGGTGCAGACACAGGAAATACAGTTCTTAAATTAACTTCAATCTTAAATGGTTCTTACACTCCTGTGGCAGATTATTTAGGTTGTCCAGCTGTATAATTGAAAAATTATTATCTTTGCAGGGTAGGGATTAATTTCTCTACCCTTTTTTATTAAATTTATGGCACAAAAAGAAGCTGAAATTATACTTTTTGGTTTAGAGTCAGGAGAAGATCTAAGAATAGAATATCCTGAATTAGCTCAGATAGATGAGTTTAAGAACCTTAAAGCAAAAGAAGTAAGACTCTGCTGGTTATTAGGGAATAGAACAAGTCCTTTGTACAAGTTGAGCGATAAGAGAGAGCGATTAAGTAGAGCATTAGAGATTGTGTATGGTAAGACATACGAACAACAGAAACCTCTAAGAGCTTTAATTGATGGTGATATACCTGTGGAGATTAGAGAGGCTATCAAGAAGATGGAAGAGTTTAATCCAGAGTATAGACTTAGAGCAAAGCTATTAAGTGAATACATGTTTGAAACACTTAATGAGATGGTGATGATTGGAGCTAGTGAATTGGCCACAATGGAAGTAGATGAGAAAAAGAAATATACTGACCTATTGGTAAAGATTCATGAGGAGCTTCCTGATATGGTAAAGAGACTAGAAACTTCTTATGGAGTTAAGGTTAAAGATAGAAAAACGAAGAAAGAGATCCTTGTTAAAATAAATGATGTACTACGATGAGTTACATGTTCAGCCAAAATAGAGTAAGACCTAATAAACTTACTAGAGTAAAAGATAAATCTTATCATAGAGATTATGCTAAGTATGTTTTATCTTCAATGAGTAATTTCCTTTATAGACAGTTTATAAATAAATGTATTGTCAATTGGTCTTTTTTTAGAGGTGGTGATGGTCAGTGGATATTTGATGAAGATGTAGAGGCTTTCTTCTTAGATGAATCTGGAGATATTAGAAATCGCCTGAAGTGGACTAAGAACGTAATTAAGCCAATGGTACAACAATACATTGGTAACGCTATACGTTTGGCTTTTGATGCTAAGGCTACATGTATATCTGACTTTGTAATAAACAAAAGAGAAGAAGAAATCAAAAAGCTACGTGTATTACAAAAGATAGCAGATGATTTTCCTTTCTTCAAAGATATTATCCAAGAGAACGCTCCTATCACAGATGACCCTGTGACGACAGAAGAGTTGTTCTACAACACTTTCGTTGAGGAATATGAACAAGACATCAACAACCTTATAGAATACATCGCTACGGAGATTAATATAGATGAATTAAAGGTTCAGATAACACGTAACTTAGCTTTATGTGGTTTAGGTATCTACAAAGGCTATGAATTGAATGATAACTACGTAGCTAAATCTGTTAATCCATTGTTCTTCTTATGGGATATGTCAGCTACTAAGCCTGATTTATCAGATGCTGAACACATGGGAGAGTGGTACTACATGGATGCTCCAAGTATCTATGAGACATACGAACACTTAACTCAAGAAGAAAGATTACTTATCGAAGAGTATGGTAAGAATAATCGTTCTAACATCATGCATAAGATTGTTAATGGTATCTACATGCAGCCAGGAGGAAAGATTCCTGTGTATGAAGTATATTGGAAAGATGTAGAGAAAAAAGAATATGGTTGGGTAATGGATGATTTTGGTTATCCTCAATACACAATGATTAACGATCCTGAATCCAAATACAAGGATAAAGATTTAATTGAGCCGCAGACAGATGCTCACAAAGAAGAGTTAGGAGACAAGAAGAAACATAAGATATATGTAGATGTCCTTCGTTATGCTATTATGATTCCTGCTGAGGAGCTAGGAAGTGCTGATGGAGATATACTATTAGAGTATGGAATACTACCTTATCAAGAAAAGAATTTATATGATCCATCAAATGTTAAATTTCCGTACAAATGTTATACGTGGGTATATGATCGTGGAGAGGTACTTACGCCTCTTGATGATGTTATAGATCCTCAGAGGTTCTTAAACAGAACATTGTCAGTAGTAGAATCTCAAATGTCAAACATGAGAGGTACAGGTACTGTAATATCTAAATCAGCTGTAGACGACAGAGATGGTGAAGCAGATGTAGTTAGAAACATCAATGCCTCTAAACCAATCTTCGTAGATACGGATAGAGTAGGTTCAGTACAGAATGCTATCGGAACTTATGGTACTAACATAGGTCAAGGTACATTACAGATGTTCCAGGCTGTACAGACTATCCAACAGTCTATTCAAGATGTTACAGGGGTTAATGAGGCTATGACAGGTACTCAAGGTGGTGGAGATATGTTAGTAGGTGTTGTAGAAGCTCAAATACAAAGAGGTTCATTAGTTCAAGAGCCTTTCTATTGGGCCTTGACATCTATTTTAAAACAAGCATACGAACACATGGCTACAGTAGGTAAAGCTGTATATTATGATAATCCTAGAAAACTTGCTATGATGGTAGGAGATAGAGGATTGAAGAATATATCTATCACTGAGGACCACTTACTACAAGACTATAGAATATTTATTAAGCGTTCTGAATCTGCTGAGGCAGGAGTTAACGCAGGTAATCAGTTGTTATTTACTTTACTACAGGCAGGTCTTATAGACCAGGTAATATTCTCTAATCTCTTTAATAGAGCTAGCCCAGATGTTATCGCTAGAGAATTGAGAAATTACAATAGACTTAAAATGCAGGCTCAAGCTATGGCTGGTCAAGCACAGCAACAAGGTATTCAGCAAGGATTACAACAGGCTTCTAACATGCAAGACCAGATGGCTCAACAGCAACAAGCTGCTCAAGAGCAACAAATGGGTATGCAACAGATGGCTCATCAGCAAGAGATGGATAAGATTGCATTGAAGGAAGGTGCTAAGAATGAGAGAGAAATGGTAAAAATAGCTGCTCAACAACAAGAACAGCAACAAAATTTACCACCTCAATAACTACATATCAAAAAATATGTTAATTTTGAACTAAAATAAATACGTATGATTGACAATTCGGAAGGAGCTGTTGATGATCTAGGCCAGGAGGGTTTTGAAATGACCCCTGAGATGGAGGATCAAATGAGACAGATCGAAGCGTTAGCAAGCATGGATGCTTCTTTCGCTAACTCGCAAGAGTACAAAGACTTGATGGCTGCAAAACAACAAATGAGTAGTCAGTCAAGCGAGACAGATGATGAAGAAGAGGAGGAGTACGAGGATGAAGATGATGATAGTGAAGATGATGACATCGAAGATGTGTTCGGAATAACTAAAGAATCTAAGGTAGAGAAAGAAGTTAAGTTAACTTTTGAGCCTACTAAGGATATGCAAAAATTCATTGAGTCTAAGTATGGAGTAAAAGATGTTGCTAAATTCTTTTCTTCAGCGGATACGTGGAGAAACCAAGCTCAAGAAGCTACGGAAACTAAACGTGAGTTAGAGTTATTGACTGCTGATCTACAAGCTATGCCACCTGAAATTAGACAGGCTGTTAGTTTGTGGGCGAATGGCGATGATTACACCAGGGCGTTTAATCAGGACCAAAGACTGGACTTCTCAAGCGATTTTAGTCGCCAAGACCCTGAGAACCTTGTTCAGCATTACTTGAGCGAACAGTATGAGGAATTACTCGAAAGGCTAGAAAATGGCAAGATAGACGAGGATGACTTTGAAGATCGCATAAAGTTGTTAGCAGGCTCAACTAAACGAATGTTCAATTCGGATAAACAAGCGTTGGATGAAGAGCGTGAGCAATTCACTCAGAATCAGAAGAATGAATTTCAGATGATGAAAAAGAGTGCTTTGCTTTCCGTAGAAAATCTGAGTAAGGCTTACCCCAACTTCAGTAAGAACGAAGTCGCAAAGATTCGTAATATCTTGGTTGAGGGGAAGATTGACAATTTGTTTACAAAGGCAGATGGTTCGTACAATGAAGATGCAGCAGAGTTAGTTGCATACGCTGTGTACGGAAAGAAGATGCTGGAGTCGGTTAAGAAAATGGCTGAACGTAGGGGGGAAAGTAAGGCGAATCAGCGAATAGTTGATACGAGTGCTAAACAACTAAGGAAACAAAAAGTATCTGGTGAGAACCAAGGCTTTAATCCTAAGGAGGTACAGCACTTATCATCAATGTTCAAAAATGATCCTTACGCTTAAATTTTTGTAAAACCGTTTAATAATTAAATTATGTCTTTGTACAACGAAACAAGCGCAAAGTTCGCTAACCAGAATTACAACTCCGTTGGATCTGAGTATGCTAACCTTTATGGACACGACATCTCATTGTTGGTTCAGAAATTAACTAACAGAGCTATCTTTGATGCAGCTCCACAACAGTTCATGGATTTGAAATTGATGAACATGGTTCCTGCTGAGACAGTTAACTCTGACGAGTTCTTCTTCCAAGAAATGGGCTACCAACGTGAGCCACTTCAAGTAACTGCTGTATCAGCAACTGTATCTTATCCTACTACGCAAACTATCAATGTTGCATCTGTAGATAACATCTCTACTAACACAATCATCTCTTATCCTAACGGACAAAAAGGTAGTGTTGTAGCTGTAGATACATCTTTATTAACTATTACAGTTTCTCCTTACAATGGTGATACTTTACCAGCTGTTGCTATCGGTGATGTATTGGCTAACGTATCTACTGTAGACCATGATGGTTCTGAGGGATTTGCTCAGTATTTTCGTGCTTCTACAATTGAGCGAGTAAACTACGTTCAGTTGTTTAACAAAGCTATCCGTTACTCTGAAGTTGAATTACACAAGTTGAAAAACATGGGTACTACTGCTAACTTCCTAGAGATGGAAAGAAATGCAATGTTTAACCAACACAGAATTGACATCTCCAATGCACTTTGGACAGGTCAAAAAGGTGAGGTTGTAACTGCTAATGGTACTCCTGCTAAAACTACTGGTGGTGTTTACACTTCTATGGTTGAAGCTGGTTCTCCTAACGCTGTAGCTACTGCTGCTACTTTGGTAGATGCATTTGAGGATATGGTATTATCTTCTGAATTTGGTGATTATGGACAAGCTCGTATGGCTTTCATGACTCCACGTATGCATCGTATGTTATCTCTTGCTTACAAAGAAGAGTTGACACGTTATGCTCCTAATGATGAGATCGCATTGTTAAACTTGAAAGAGGTTAACCTTGGTTCTTCTCGTATCGTTCTTGTACCTTACAAGAGATTTGAGGATGCTGCTTCTTATCCTGCTTCTTTCGCTAACAAAATTACTATCCTTGATATGAAAAATATTAAGAGAGTACAACTTTGGGGTGAGCGTTCTGGAGATACTTTGAAGTTAGAGGATGGAGTTCCTAAGCGTTATGGTGATGTGTGGGTAGATTGCAACATGGGTGTTAAATTTAACAATCCACTTGCTTGTGCTTACCTTGATGTAACACTTTAATATATGATTAGGGGGAGTAAATCTCCCCCTTTTTTTTCTTAATTAAAATTTATAAATATGCCGATTAAAAAGAAAGAAGAGGTGTCGTCTAAAATTGAAGAATCAAATATTGAGATGACATCCACAACAGGGCAAAACGATGCTCAAGTTGAATTTGAAGTAGAGTTGTTTGAAGAAGAGACAAAGAAAGAAGAGGTTAAAGAAGAGCCTACATTTTCTTTATCTACTGTTCAGAAGATGATGCAAGATGCTGAGGAACGTATGATGAATATGTTTAAGTCTCAGATGAGCAAGATGAGTTTGAACAATGATAAGAAAGAGTTAGATGCTGATTTAGCTTATGTACAAGAGTTACAAGAGGATTGGTTAGATAATCCTGTAGTATTCTTTGCTTTCTCTTATCAGTTTTCTATTCATGGAGACATGAGAAGAGGTGTAGAGACAATACCACCACAGGGTGCTATTCGATTTAAGCCTGTTATTAGAACAAAGAGAAAGAGAGGTAAAGAGACACAAGTTATATCTGTATCTTCTGTAGTAGTTCATTCTAAGGAGGTAGTAGATTACTTACGTAGTCACACTCAGTATGGAATACTTTTCTTTGAGAATGTTGAATCAGCTATGAATGTTGATGCTACATGGGCGCAGAAGATGGTAGAGGCTCAAACATCAATCTCTCGCTTATCTGATATACAAGTTATATCAAGAGCGCAGCAAGAAGGAATCCCTGTTACTCAGAGTCCTGAGGATATGAGAAGACAGCTTGTTGAGAAGATGGCTAAGAGATCTATTGAACAACACGAAAGGATGTTATATGGAAGTATTCAAAGGTCTATTGTAGACAAGGGTACAGGAAGAAGTATAATTGAAAAAACTATAGCTTAAAATGTTTACAGCGTTAGAATTAAGAAACCAGTTAAGATTTGCATTAGATGCGGAGAACTCAGATCATTACAGAGATGATATGGATATTATTCCTGCTATTAATGCTGCTATTAAATGGTTGACATCAGTTGTTAATTCTGCGTATGGCCAGG